GGAGACACCTCAGTTCATGAGGTCAGGACTCCTATACCGTGAACAGAAAGAGAACAATATCTTGACTCTCACTCTGGCGTGTTCTTTTTTGGTCCTCCTCGAAGCTCACCGGAGACAGGACATGGAAAGCCCTTGGACGTGGATTTATCCGCACCGAAATCCGAACCATGCTGATCTACGCGGGGTGTACCCTAACGAGGCGGAAGCGCGGGAATATAGGGGGTTGGTGCTAGTGCCATTTTACGATCCCCACCGAGGAAGTAACGTCTGGGGATGGTGGGAGCTGCGGCACAAGATTAGCAATGACTCGATCCTGTTCATCCGCGCAGATGGCGACGAGATGGCAGAAGAGTATGGGGCCAAGGTCGCTGAGATGGCGAACTGGGAGCACATGCGCAACGTTCCGGAGTGGACGTCTCCACCCCACTCATATGCGCTTATCGACTATTTGCGATCGACCTATCAGGTTTTCTATCAGCCCAACCACCAGGCGCTCTGGGAGAGGCCGGTTAGCGATGTCGAGAAAGTCGAGGACTGGGAAGAAGACGTGCCATACGCCGACAAAGCATGAGGGAAGATGACCCGTCCGAGCTAGACCATTAAGAATGCGCTTCGCGCCGTTGAGCAAAGTGCATCTGCAGCTTTGCTAACCCTTAGAGTTTGGCCCCTATCCGTAGTGAAAATCAAAGGGATCGAACGATGAAAGCGCTTGTCGCGGCAGTGGCCATTGCGGCCGCAATGATGGCTCCAGTCTCAGCGCAGACAGTCCAACACGACCAACATACCGGGGCCACTTTGGTCGCCTCGAAACGCGTGTCCGTGAAAGGTGGACTGTTCAGCAACCTAAATGCCTATGGCATTTGGTCGTCGCGCCAAGGATATGGAGTCGCCGTCGAATACATCGGCACCGGTGGTGGTTGGCACTTCTTTCAAGAAGCTTGGTCGTTTGGGAAGCAGTTCAAATTTACCCAGGCCAACGGAAATGTGATGGGTTGTGGCGCTGGTTGTACGCTGCAGGAGGGGGGCTTCATCCACATGACTGAAGCACAGTTCAAAAAGGCAGCGACCGAAGGGTTCGGGTTCAAACTGCTAGGTACCGGGGGCAGCGTCGAGGGAACCGTGCCAGCGTCCGCTTTCACCCAAGTCTTGTCTGCGTTGTAACGGAAGGGCGCGGCGTGGAACCTGGGCCAATTTCGGGGACCACGCTCACCAGCCCTTCTAATCGTCAGCGAGCGTCGAAGATGCGCTCGAGGCGCTGCATGCGCTGATCCATGGCGGTGATCATACTGCCCTGTCTGACCTGCTCGACGAGCGTTGCTGTAGTTGTCTCCAGGGTCTTCTCAACCGCCCTTAGCCGACCATCAAAGGTCGCCCACCCGATACTCATCGTTACGATGAGGCCGCCAAAGGTGATGACGTGGCCGAGGTTGATGGTGAAGTCGAATTTCGGTGCAGTCATCGGTCGGCTCCTCGGCAGGAATCCAGCTTCTGATAGTGGCGATCGAGCTCGACTGCCCAAGCATCGACGGCGCTATTGTGAGCGCCTTGTAGGGCGTCAACGGCGGCCGGCGGCGCAGGAGGCAGCACCGGGCAGCTACCGACCACGCGAGCGGCCGCGCAGCCGGTCATAAGCCCCGTCAGGATCAATAGGCCCAGCGTCGATACGATTGTATTCGTCTTGGAGCGCATCTCGCTTCCTCTGCTGTTCTGCTTCGATGTGTTGGACACCGGCACTCCTGCCCCGCATGAAGGCGATGCCAATTGCGACAATGACCGCGCCGGCGATGACGAGCGCGGTCTTGATCTTTCCCCAGATGCTAAACATCGCGCGGCCGCTGGAATGCCTTCGCTGCCATCCACGCAACGAACGCGCAGACGACGATCACCAGGGCGATCCCGAGGGCGAGTTGCACCGGACCATTGCCCTGCGCTATCGGCGCCGCAGCGCCAATGGCGGTGCCTGCAGCGGGCAAGATCACCTCGGGCTTCCTGATGAGGTCGGTGATGGTTTCCGGCTTGGGCTCGGTCTGGAAGGTCGGCGTGGCGACATTCTTCTTGGGGAAGTCGGAGCCATCGTTCCACCGGCGCGCAGGCCCAGTGTCGATGTGCATGAAGTTCGACTTCGGATAGTGCCCGAATCCGGTGAAGCCGACCGAACGGGCTGCCCTCTCGAACTCCCAAGGATCCTGATTGGTCATGACCACGTCGAACGCTTTGCCGAGACGGTGCTGGCTGTTCGTGGCGCCGCCGACTGCCTTGTTGTGGGCCGCCGATCGATATGCGCTCGTAATGAGCAGCGGCTTGCCGAGGACGGTCCGAAGCTTCTGCAGCTTGTCCATGCTGGCTTCATCGATCAGAAGCTCGCCCTCGCGCTTGCTGGCCAGTTCCTGCGGGGTGAAATTCGGCCAGCGCCAATCGCCCAGTGGGAAGTCCCGCCAGGTCTTGTAGACCTTGCTCATGGTGAGCTCCTATCGATGTTGGAAAAGAAAAGAGCCCCGCTCGCAGCGGGGCCTATTTGGCAGTATTCGGCCTAAAGCCTTCCATCTGCGGCTAGCACGTCCTACCTTGGTGGCAGGAGGAACGACCATGGAACGAGAATCTCAGATTCTGACGACCGAGGTGGAGTTCGAGGGCGAAAGCTACTCAGCAACCTATTATGTCGAGCACAACATCATCCACGCCCATATCGGGGGCCGGCTCATGTCTACCCCTGTTGCCCATGTGCCTGCTGAAAGAACGGTGCAAGCGCTCCTGCAGGGCCACCTTCTTCAGAGCCAGCGGAAACGCAACCAGCGGATTGACTGGAACCAGCTCTAACGTTGTGAAAATGCGGGCTGCAAGCCAGCCCGCGAAAACCCAAATCGTGATCCTCATCGAGGGAACCAGCCAAACCATCACCCGTTCGGGCTATGAGTGCTTGGTTCTGGTTCCTATGCTCTGCTGCTCCGAGCACTCGACCTCGCCTCTTGGCAGGTTGTCCCCTCAGAGCCTGTTTTCGCTGGCTGAACTATCAGGCTCTGCTCACTTGGCCCCGGTTGATTGACCGGGGCTTTTTCGTGCGTGGGAACCTTTTTACTCGCTCATGCATTTGTGAGCCCGAATGCCTGGGGTGGGTCTTGGGGCTCTGGGCATTCACTTGTCTGTCCACACGGCGCCATCACATTCCAGGATGGAGCTGAACACTGCCCTGGCTCTGCCGGGGCCTTTTTTTGGCAGCATTTGAGCTATCGGGAACCATAGCTGCGGTTAGACGTTCGCCCCCTGTCGAACGGGCCCGCTCCCCTGGTATTCCGCCAGAGGGCCCCAGACATTGGCCCCGGAGCATGAACCGGGGCCTTTTCCTTGCCAATTGACACTTTGCCAGCCCGACCATTTGTCGCCCGAGCGTCTGGTGCGGGGTGCGGGAGGCCCGCGCGTGTGTGCGGCCATCGCGCTTTGCCGTGATATCGGGAGTCTCACCCGCGAACATCTTTGATTAGTCAAGTTGAAAACTTGATCGAACTCGCGAGGGCCTCAACTTAGGATCATTTACTCTTGGAGCCAGAGAATAGTATCCACGCAGCCGGCCCGCAAATCTAGGGATCGGAGACGCCCCCTTGCGTGTATCTTTGAATAACCCGCCGAAGATTACCGGAGTTGAAGAAATTTCATTTCCCGCAAAAATAGCGGAAACAGAAATTATCTTGGAGATGACAAGATTTGATGCAGAGCAGCTTGCAGAAGCACTGGTTCGCCACTTGGAGGCAACCTTGTTACTAGGCGCACTCATCTCATCAGAACCGACGCTATAAACAATCTGGTTCCGTCACATTCGGTCACTGGCGCCGGAGCATGAACCCGCTGCTGGTCCTGGACGCTTCCGCGAAGCCGCCGCGTATCCCAATAGAGGAACGAAGGGCGGCTTTTTCTTTGCCTGATTGCAGTTGAGGCACGATGCACCTATGTTCGCTCCCGGCTCGCGCACACGCGGGCTGGGGCGTGGAAACCCCGCACAGAGCGGCCTGGACCGGCCGTATTAAGTCGTCTCTCAATTAGTCGGGGAGGCGCGTTTTGGCGTATGTCCAGGCCGTAAGGCTAAAGGCCCGCGCGAACCCACTCTGTGCGGTTTTTCCAACTCCCCGACGCGATCGGAGAGCACGCATGCGCATAGCTTTGACCAACCCGCCCAAGATCACCGACGACGGCGACATTTCGATCCCCGCCTCCGTTGATGGAAAGAACGATCAAATCGAGATGTCCCGCCACGATGCCGAGCAGTTGGCCGAGGCACTGCTTCGGCATTTTGCCAACGATGACAAAATCTCGGGCGGATCAAACGGCGCCACGTAGCGGCGGCCCCTTGGCGATGCGCGGCCCGGTGAACTGCTGATACGCACCCCAGCAGCGATGAAACCCCATGTAGTGAAGGTCGGGGCCGCAGAGATGCACGGTGTCGAAAGGGCGAAGGCTGTCGGCAGGCGCAAAGAACATATCGGCATGGTTGGCTGCCGTGGACTCGAGTGCGCCATTTAGGCTCGCCTGTGTTCCAACCAGCCCTTGGATGATGATTGGGGCGTCGGCGGCGAGAAGGCCATCCTCCCGAAAGCCCGCTATGGCGCTGAGGAACCCTGCTTCATATGCCGATGGGTTTGAGCCTAGAAGCGCATCCCCGTTGTTCCAGAGCAGGAAGTCGGCAGGCGGCGCACCCGAGGCCACATAGGCACTTTTGACCTTGACGTATCGCGAGCCCGACGGCGGCTGCATGTCGGCGATCACCAGTGAACTTTGCGCGACCACCACCAGACGCACGGCCTCCCCGATTTCACGCGCGAGACGGTCACAGAACCACGCCGCGGAATTGTTGCCGCCGCTGGCCCGCCAAGGGGCGCTGCCTGCGGCAGGCGATGCAATCCAAGCAGTCCCATCTGCCCCGCCGTCGTTCACATTGTTCCAGACTTGAACGAGGGGCGAGAGGGTCGCAAGGCTGGGACCGCCCACCCCTTCTCCGGCCATATTTGAACCGCCAACGGCAAGCCCGTACTTCATCAGAAATTCTCCGAGACTATAGCAAGACCAGGAGCGCCGGCAGCACCATTGCGGTGCGTAGCGTCCGTCGAGACCGGTCCGCCCGCACCAGAGCCATAACCCTTGCCGGGATAGCCATCTCCGCCGCCAATGGTTCGTCCGCCAGCGCCTAGGCGCGAATTGCCGCCAGCATTTGCAGAGAAATAGGTCGTGCCGGAGAGCCGGAGGCCGCGTTGCGAATTCTGTCCGGGCACGATCAAATCGCCCACGCCTGTGTCTGCCCCGTCGTTCTGGTTGGACGAGGTGACAGAAGTGCCCGCGGTGCAGATGCCGGTGACCGTGCCGCCAATTCCCCCCGCGGCTTCGCAATACCCGCCGATGGACGTTGTCCCGCCGTTTCCACCGGCCGTGGGGGAAGCAGCGCCGACTCCCGCCAACCCGGCCGCACCGATCGTGACGGGACAGGACACGAAGTCGAGCGTGCCGCCGCTGACATAGGCGCCGAAGCTCGTCGTATTGACGCCACTGAGTTGGAAGGTGTTCGTGGTTGCGCCGGCAACGGTATAGGTATTTCCGTTCAGGGAGGTCATCCCGACGACCCCAGCGATTTTGACAACCGTGCCGTTCTTGAAGCCATGGCCATTGCTGGTCACGACGCCAGGGTTCGCCTGCGAAATGCCGCTGATTGACCTCAGCGAGAAATCGAGATGCTTGTGGGCCTCGGCGCCAGCCGATCCAGCATTCCCCATGCCGACACTTGCTGCCGCTCCAGAACAACCAGAGCTGCCGCCACCGGGCCCCTGCGTGACAAGATCGACCGACTTCGCGCCAGGCGTTCGGGTGTAAATTCCGCTGCCGGTGAAATAGAGGGTCCGCGCAGAGCCGATGACGGGGTCGACGCTGATGACAGGCGACGTGGGAACGGAGAGGTCAATCTGGACGCCGGTGCCGGCGACCAGGTCGAGCGGCTGCGCGTCAGCAGAGATGACGGGGTTGGCAGGGTCCGTGTTGTCGATGGAGATACCGTCGCCCTCAACCAAGCTAACAATTGTCCCGGCGCCGTCATTGCCCTTTTGCGCCAGCAAGGCCCAATAGGCATTGCTTGTGGTTGGTAGCGTTGGCGGAGCGTTGCCAGTGGTCGGCTGGAGCGCGATCCAGGATGAGCCGTTTTCGCGGGCAACGTCGCCCTCGGCGTATGACGTTACGCCACTGTACGCACCTTTGAACGAGAAGCCCTCGCCGCGGAAGTCGACAGCATCGCCGATGGTGCCGGTCCAGGTGCCGTCCGCCTTGAGGTACTGCCCGACATTGTCTGTGGGAGGCACCCCCTCACCGCCAACATAGCCCGCCAGCTTTATGACCCTGCGAGCGCCATCGGCTTCGGCCACAAGCTGCGGCGACCATCCCTTCTGTCCTGTGTCGCCCTTGAACTCGACAGGTCCGATCCATGCGCCATATGCGCCGCTTTGCTTGGCCCAGATCACGCCATCGTCTTTGACGAGGACGCGATAGCCGGCGCGGAGTGGATTGGCAGGGCTTTCGAGCGCCAGTCGAGATGCATCATCTGCGACGATAATGTCGTACCAAGCCTTCACATCGCCAAGCTGCTCAAGAACCTTGCGGCTCTGCGCCGTCGAGCGCTCGATGATGCTCACATAACGAACTTCATAGGACTCTTCAGCGGCAGCGGCGCCGGGCCATGGATAGGCGAGAACGATCTGGCCGTCTGCGTTGACGCTTTCGACACGCTGGGGAGGCACGAGCGGTTGCGACGGAAGGAAGAACAAGTCGTCGCCCCAGACGTTGTCAGTCCAAGTTGCGCCGGTTGGTGTGACGACAGTGCCACCGGCAGCGACAGACGCCCTTCCGACCGCATAGCGGCCAGGTAGAAGATTATCGGTCATGATGTTTCCGTGTTTAGCTTCGCCGCCCGAACCGTCCACGGACGGTCAGTGCATAGGTGGAAGAATAGTTGGTAGGATCGTCATAGGCGGCCGCTGCAGCCCCGCCATAGCGCCGGGCATTGCCAAAACCAGCGACCTCCCCAGGCCCGAAGAGACCCGAGCCAGTAGTGGCCTCAGACTTGTTGTAGGGACTCTCATCGCGCCAAAAGACCGGCAGGGCCGCAACACCCGATGCTGAGACATTTTCGACGCCACTTCGGGTGTGGTTTGGCGGAATTGATGTGTTGGACACGGCGACGGGAACATTGCCCTGCTGTCCGAAATTTCCAGCCGCAGGGCCGACTGAGTGCTCCAGGATAGCCACCAGGCGTCCGCCTGTCGTTTCGATCACCTCGTCGCTACCGGCGATATCGATGGTCAGCGCGCGGGAAAAGCCCATCACCTGCTCGACCATCATTGACCCAGCGATCTGGACGCCATCTGCCAAAACAGGAAACGGCGAGATCGTTTGGCCAAGCCAGGTATGGCTTGGTGAGGCCGTACGGACTAGTGAGATCCGACCAATAAAAAGATCAGCCCCTTTTGGCGCGGCGCCCAGGTCTACGGTCTGGGTCCATTCCTGCGGTCGAGCCCCCACGGCCGTTCGGCAAGCAACGCCTATATGATAGTTATCACCTGGCGCGCGAGTGGTCGTGTACTGCCAGGTATACAGCTGGTTCTTGGCAGCATCCGGGAAAGTGATGCTGGCGCTGAAGACCCTAGCCGCAGTCAGAAACTGCAGCAAAGTGCCCCCGGTAGTAGCAACGCGACGGTCACCGTAGCGGATGACCATCTGCCCCCCCTCGTAAGAGAAGCCCCCGCTCATGGCGCTTGCACCATAACCACAGGATCTCCAAGGAAGGTGCCGTCGTAGCTGCCCGCGGGCCCGTAGTTCGGCGTCCCGCCGCCGAACGCAACCCTAAAGCTCGCTGGAACAATGTCGCGGATGGAGCCACCTGCGCCCACCGAGCGTGGTGCCCCGTTCTGAAGGTCAATTGTCCGGCCGAGGGGGATGCCGAACGGGCTACCGCCCGAGACCACCTGTAGATAACGGCGATCCGACCTGAACTTTTCAAAGCCCATGCGGACCAGACCGCTGACAGGATTGAAATCATAAAGCACCGTGCCCGTGGGAGGTGGCGGCTGCTTGAGCACCACGAGCGAGTAATTTGCAGTCAGTCCACCCATGGCGTTTGAAGTCTGTATCCCAGTCTCATAAAGCCTGATCTGGGTTGCCGTGGCATAGGCGGTGACGCTTCGAGCCCGACCGTCCGCGCTATCGAATTGGATAGGAAAGCCGGGGTGCACGGTGGTTGCGCCGAACACGCAGAAGAAATCGGGCACATAGCCCAAATTGTGCTGCAGCATCAGATGATCGACCATATGTGAGCCATACACCCGACTGCCGTTGACCCCGGCTACACCGCCGCCGCTACCAGACCCCGCTGGTATGGTCGGATGGGTAATCGACACACTCTGAGGGCCGATCGCCACTTCCATCGGATCAAGGTCCGAATGGAAGAAGACGTGCTGCAGGTTGTTTGCCGGATCCGCGAGCGGCGCATTGCACGGGGCGGAAGGACTATCGGGGTCGCCAACACTGGTCGGCACCTCATAAATCGCAACCCGCCCGCTCGCAGGATCGAGAAACCGACGAATGGTCATACAGCGTCATTCCTCATTGCACCTGTGACCCAGTTGATCATCACTGCATTGTTGGCGGAGCGTTGCACACCGTCCTCATCGAGGATGACCAGCGGAACCCCGCCCGATGTGAAGAACACCGTCTGGCCAGCCATGAAGCCAATGCGACCGGGCTTGGTGGGGTCTTCCGGCAGGTCGAGGAACATGTTCACCTGACGCTCGGCCCCGCCTGTCTCGCGAAGCTGGATAACGTAGCGAGCCGAAAACCCTGACGGCGCCGCCGAGACATCCCAGCGGACATTGATCTCGGCCGAACTGCCCCCCATTGCCGCGCGCAACTGCTGGATGGCAATGCCGAGCGCGCTGTCCCCTTCGGGATCCAGGGCAACCTCGATGATCTCGGTGAAGCTGGCCTGTAGTCCTTCCAACTCGACCTGCACTTCCCGAAACAGGCTTTCCCGCTTGGTGAAGTTCTCTCGGTCAACTTCTTCGAGCAACGTGCCGATGCGCTTGTAGGCCTCGATCAACCGCCGGTTTGTGCCGATCTGCGCGATCACGTCCTTCGCAAGATTGGAAATATCGACGACATCGGGCGACAGCTTCACGTTCGCGATCGTCACCGGCATCCATGCGCTGGCGACAGTTGGCCGGCCCGAATACGGCAGGTATTCAAGCTGCACTTCAAGCACCTGGCCACTGAGTTCGATGGACACAGGAATACGGGCCGCACCCGTCAATAGATCTGGCTTGGGCACAAGGACTGTGTAAGGCAGCGTGCCGTCCGGTCGCTGATGCGAGACGCGGACGAACTGCACGTCTACAGCCACAGATGGAGCCGACCAGAAGACATCGTATGCCAGCGTTCCCGGCACAGGAACAACCGACGGGCCCGATACCTCCTGCGGCGCCGGCCGAATCGTGACCATCGGGGCGACGGCATATGGCCGTTCATCACTCCCCGGAGACCAGTCATAGTCCTCAGGATCGTTCTCGCGCAGACTGGCGAACTGGATCAGGTCGGACCCGCCCCCGATCTCGTCGACTTCGAACTCCTTCGCAACATAACCAGCCTCGGCCGACGTCCACGACACGGTATCGAGAGCTTCGATCAGCCAGGCGATCGGCGGCAGATAAAGCGCGTGGGTATCGAAGCGCCGGCTATTCTTCAGCGCCGCCTGCACCAGCCGTTGGCCGGTCGTGTTTGAATGCGTCCACGGTAGATCGAACGGCATGGGCAAGGTCCGGCCACGATCCGACGCGACCAGGACAGAATCCTTGTATTGCGGGCCCGGCTTGTTCGCCCAGCGCTCGACGGGCTCCGAATAGGTCCAGTTGACCGTGTTGAAGGTCTCGCCGATACCCTTGAACGGTGCCCAGCCGTGTTCGCGCGTGACGACGATATCCTCGTCGGTGAAATGCATCACCGGAACGCCGGGCGCGCCGACGCGGATCTTGTAGATGCCGCCGCCTTCCGCGATCTTGGCCGATGCCGACTTCATCAGTTCGTTGAGGACGGAGGCAGCATCGATCTCCGACACGTCCACTATGCCGCCGCCGTGAAACTGCGGCTCGGTGCCGCCTTCCTTCAGTGCGATAGCAAGGTCACAGGCATTCATCGCCGCCATCCACGAAGCGGCCGGCAGGCGGAACGCGGGCCAGTTCTGGCCGCCAAAGACCCACTCGCCGCCATAGCTGATGCCTCGGGCGACATTGTAGGCCTGCACCATCAGGTTCGAGGACGGCTCATAGGTCGAATAATCGCCCCAGCGATGGCCACCGACGCCGCCAGCAGTCGAATCCTTGCGGAGGTCGTACTGCAGGATGGAGTCGGGCTCAGCGAGCACACGCGCAGGGCTGGAAAGCAAATCCTGATCATCCGGACCAGGGCGGCGCGTGGTGACAATGAAATAGGCCACACCGCGCCCGACCATGTCATCGCCATAGGGATAGACCGGATGGCCGCCGAACTTCGCGCGCAGATAAGGATCAGTGCTCAGTTGCACGCCGCGGTAGTGCTTGATCCAGACATGATCAACGCCGTTGCGGCGGAAATCGAGCACTGGATAGCCGAGGGTAGCATCATAGGCACCGAATACGGCGCGCTGATCATTCACCCAGAAGCCCTTCCAACCGGCAATGGGGAGATCGGATGCTGCGAAGGCCTCGACAAAGTAGGCGTTCGGCGCCTCCCCAGGATTTCCCCACGAACCGTGATAGAATTTCGTACCCGAGGTAGCAGAAGGCCCGAGCGGGAACGAAAATGGCCCATCGCCGCCAAGCCGTACATTGAGTTGCGTGCCGTTGGTGCGCTGCGCCTGTTTCGAGCCGAACAGACCCTTGATCACCCCACCAATCAGCATCGAGCCGATGCCGACGACGATGCCACCAAGCGGCGTGGCCATGAAGGCGGCAATACCGGCGACGATCGGGCCCGCATGGGCAGGCGCTGTCGCCGCCAGCAGCAACGCTGTGGCGTGGAAAAGAACCAGGGCTAGTCTGATCATCAGCTCGTCAGTCTCTCGCCAACGGCAAAGGCCCGGTCGGCATCCAGCAGGTTGAGGACACGAACACCATCCTCCCCACGGACGAGGATGGTTTCGCCATTGACGATGCCCAGAGCGAAGCCAAAAGCGTCGTCTGTCTTGATGGCGGCGATATCGCCAATGACGGCGCGACTGGGGTGGATTTCAGGAAGGAACCGAGCCACCAAATCAGCAAGGTTCTCGACCTTTTGGCCACGCAGAAACGCCAATGCGCCCTGCGCGGTCTTGTAGCGGGGCTTGAGCCCAGCGGCGGGGTTCTGGCCGGTCACAGCCAACACCGCCCGTCCTGCCCAGTCGAGGCCGCAATCGCTCGCGCCCCAGACCAGTGGCGCGCGGCGTACTTCTTCAACGGCCCGGATCAGGCGGCTATGCCAGTCCGGCAGCCGTTTCAATGTCACTGGCCCCATGGCACGTTCACCTCGCTGATGATGCTGAGATACTTGTAGAGGCCGTCGCCGCTGCGCTGGTTCTGCACCACATGGGCCCGGCGAAGCGGGTTGATGTTCGTCAGTTCGACCGAATGGCTGAGACAGCTGAGCGTTACGCCGCCCTCGGACCCCGGCGCGGGCCGGACATCGTTCGGCTCGTTGATGAAACCCATGTAGTCAACGACCGGATTGGCCGCGAAGAGGTGCGAGGCTGGGTCGAGGATGCCGACGTGGAACTCGATCGGCGCCATGCGCAGATCATACCCGCGCACCATCAACTCGACCTCTGGATGGGCCATGGACAAGGTGATGGTCTTGTTCTTGTATTCGAGCCCGCTGCGACGCGTAGTCTTGCCCACGCGGATGATCGACCCGTCGCCGACAAAATCACGGCTGACGACTGCGCCGGTTTCGCCGCTCACCACATTGATCGCGTAGGTGTCGAGGCCCGACCAGAAGCAGAACATTCGCTCAGCGCCGGTCGAGCGATGCTTGCCGACGATCGACACAAGGTCGCGTTGGATTATGCCGTTTCGTGGCGCATTGGCCAGGAAGTCGGCGGTGACGTTATCAACGCTGCGCATCAGACGACCTTCTCGATGAACTCGATGCTCATGCCGTCATGAAAGACGGCGCGCGATGTGCCGGCGCTATGGGCCACGCGCATCATCTTCAGGGCTGGTTTCTTGAGGTTCACCACAGCCGCAGTCGTTACCGCCGGACGCACATGTTGGTAAACAGCGAGAGCCGCCATCACCCCTGCCCCGTTTGCCGTGCCGAATTCGCTGACCTCAACTATCTGCCTGCGGAGCGGGTCGCCGCCGTATTGGAGTTCGATCTTGTCGCCTGGGCGAAGCTGGTAATTGGCAGGAAAGCCTGAGAGCGCCAAGGTGTCGCGATTGGCACCAATGACTGTGATCGCGACGGCGTTGGCCCCGAGGATAGTCCCGTCTGGGTCGTAAGCCGGGTATCGGGCGATCGGGTCGTAGACCAAAGCGAAGCGACCAACCGGCACCAGCGAGTTCAGCAGTGCCCGCGTTTGCCGAGCACCGCCATAATAGTCCGTGGCGATCGTGAGCTTTGCGGTCCAAAGGTCCGGGGCCACGTCCGTTTGGAGTATTTGCCCCGACCCCTGCCCATCGATCTGCCGAGATTCCCGTACCGACCAGTCGAAATCGGTTATCCGTAGCTTGTCCATGAAGTCGGCAAGCGGACGGGGATTTAGAAGGGTCATCCAGTGTACCCCTTCCAACGATTGCTGCCGATATCTCGGATGCGGTTCGCCATGCCGTCGTTGTAGGAGTTCACGCGGATATCGGCTTCTTCACCGGCGACCTGACGAACAAGCGGGACGATGTTGCCGCCCTCATCCACTGAGATCGAGACTTCGATCTGCACCTTCTGCGGGGCATTTGAGTTTGCGGCCATGGCCATGGACTGCTGGTGAGGATAGACCTGCGACCCGCGCGGAAGGTTTACCAGTTCGGGACCACGTTCCCCCACCCAGGCCAGCCCGCCGGGCGCAGAGCTCGTTCCGTTGGCAAAGCCCGGAATGCCGAAGATGCCAGGGCGCCCAAAGCCTCCCGCAACGCCCCAGCCGCCACCGAGGCTATTGCCGCCACGTCCTCCCATGATCCCACCAAAGATCATGTCCCAAATGCCCATCGCGGCATTCTCGAGGGCCTTGTCAGCGATTTTCTGGAGCGCATTCGCACCGGCGAGGCCAATCCCTTCCCAAACCGATCGGGCCACATCACCGATATTCTGCCACTCGCTGGCCTGCTCACGGAGGTGATTGGTGACGTCGGAGAAGAAGCCAGTTGTAAGCCCTGCCCCCAAATTGTAGATCTCGGTGACGCGGCGAGTTGCCTCTTCGACGGCCGCCATCTGGGCAGCAAGGTCCATAAGCTCATTTTTCTGGCCGCCGGACAGCTTGATATTGTCGTTGGCGGCCCGATTGAGCAGATCCTGTTCATGGCGCATTCGGGACGCCGCTTCCGAGGTCACGAACAATGCCCGCTGCTCCAACTCCTGAGCTGCGATGTATTGCTGCGACTCCCTGACCAGATCGCGGTAGGCGTCCCGTAGCTTTTCCTGCTCGCGCGCACCCTTGCGGCCTGACCGTTCGTTCGCAACGGCTTCAGCGGCGTTGATGCTCCCTAGGACGCGCTCATAGTCGTTCGCAAGCGCAGTGAGCTCGCTCATGCTCTGGGCGCTCTCCTGTGCGGCCTGAGAGCGCAGTTTCAGTTCTTCGCGCGCACGGGTGAACTGGTCGCGAGGATCCATATAGAGCGAGTTGATATCCGCCATAGCGTCGGCGAAGACGTTCGACATGGAGATGCGGATTTGGATGTCGCGATCGAGCGCATCAAGTGCCGCTCCTGTTGCCAGAGCCTCGCTCTTCAAGCCAAGAAGCTGCGTGATAAGGACGCCGGCATCACTGGCCATGTCTTTCAACCCGTCGTCATCAGTGGAGTTGAAAAGTTCTTGCGCCGCAGTAGCGGCCGCGTCCAATTGGGCGCGGGTGGAGCTAGCGTCAACTCCAAGCGTCCGCAACATTTCGATCTGCTTGATGGCCTGATCGACGGCGGGGGCCTCCTCGCCGGTGGACTGACTGATGCTGCGAATTTGTTCGAAGAACGAAATGCTTTCGGCCAGGGCAATATTGTTCCGAGTTATTCGATCATTCAAATCCTTCGCTGCCTTTTCCTGCTCGCGCAGACTGGCGTTGAGGTCCGACATGACCACGCCCTGCGGCAACTTCGCGGCAGCCTCGAAAACCGAAGCCACGATGCCCTTGGCGCGCGCATAACCGGTAAGTACGCGCTCAAACTTCTCCTGATTGGATTCGAGCGCCTGTGTTGCCTTGTCTGCCTCACCACCCATGTTCATGAACGCCTGAACGCCGGCAGCGCCAAGGCCGATGGTCAAGATCGTGGCGACGTTGAGCGGGTTCAGCATCATGCCGATGGCGCTCGTGAGGCCCTGAACAATGGCCTTGCCGCCGCCCATCTGCGAGAAAATGCCGCCGACCTGCAAACCTTGCTGGAGCGCCAGGGTCTTCGGGTCTTGCCCGAGCAGCGCCATCATGGCGATGTCCTGACCTTGGTACATCAGGTTGACTGCGTTGGCCCTCTGCGCGCCGCTTGCCCTGGATGCAGCATTGTTGTTCTGCATGGCCGCAGTGTTGGTGTTGATCGCCGCAGTTGCCGCTTCGTATGCCGATTGCTCTCGCATGAGGGCATCCGTCGCCTCACGTGACGAAATCGCGCCCACGCGCTGCGCATGGCTGATTTCATCGGTAACAGCCCTGAATCGCTGCTGGGCTGCGAACATCGGATTAAACTTCGCGCGCAGATCATCCATCTCCCGGCCGTAAGCCTTAATGTCATCCGCCCGAAGGTCCGTCATCGACAGCTTTGCCATGTGCTGAGTGATGTGCTGGGCCTGCATCGCTGCGCGTGCGGCGATAGCGTCAAAGCCCCTTAGGTTGGTCGTGGCTTGAGCGACGGTTGCGGCGTAGTCGCGCGCCTCCTTGTTGCCCTTGGCATGAAACAGCTTTCCGGCCGCAATTTCCGCGCGCTGCGCCGAGGCCGAGAACTTATCGAGCTCGCTTGTTGTGGCGGTGACACTGCCGTCACGACGCACCGAGACGCCAAGGCTTGCGAAGTCCATGGGTTGCCTGCCTTTCGGGGCATGGGGTAGCGTCCCCCACGAACACGGGGGGGCAACATGCCAAAAATTTCGATGATTGCATGCGCTGCAATTTTTGCGAGCTTGCTGGGAACTTACGCACCACTGGCGGCGGAACAGAAGGACCCTGTGGCCTTCTGTGGGACCATGGGTGAGCTGGCTGAGGCCATCATGACAATTCGCCAATCAGGCGTGCCAATGTCGAAGGCTATGGGTGTCGCCACAGCGAGTGACAAACTGGCCGAAGTAGCTTCCAAACTTATTCTGGAGGCTTACGACAAACCGCAGTACAGCGCGGCTGAAAATCGACAGGACGCCGCATCGAGATTCCGAAATGACTTCGAGGTCGAGTGCTTCAAAAGCATGATGTCTAATTGAGATAGAGCGCCCCGTAGGGCGCTCCTATTTCATGCGGCCTCGATCACCTTGCCGATCACCACACAGGCAACTGATGCTCGACCATCTTTCGCCTCAGGATGGTCAGTGATGTCGTAGTAAGCGCCGCGCGGTCCCGTGCACCAGAATTTCAGGCCGTTCCAGGGCTTCTCAATCCCAATTGACCCATCGCCACGAACGACAACACATGATTCCTTGCCGTTTAGGTGCTTGAAGTTCAGCTCGATCAAGACGATTTCGCCATCAATGGTAATTGCGCCGGCCGCGGGAGACGCTGGCTGGAACTCGTTGGTGTGAGAACGGCGAAGCGGAAGGTTTCTTTCGGTTGCGAGGGCGCCCATCATGCCGCCCTCTTGTCGAGGTACGCGCGCAGGCGAGTGGTAACTTCCGGCTCGTGCTTTGGCGCCGTCAGCCGAAGTGCCTTCTGCCCAGTCTTTTCGTCCACCCAGCGCTTGATGAGTCCGCGACCTTCAAGATCGAGCCATTCACGCGCAGCATGGGTCGGAAAAACCATCGCCCGGACCCGTCCGAGACGCGTAACCGGAACAGTGATGTTCCGGACGGCGCAGAAGCGCACCATATGCGCCGACACCTTCGAAGAGATACCACGCGGATATTTTTCGCTCACGCCCGACAGGTGGCAGACTTCGCCAGAGGTAAGGCCGTCTGCAATGCTGAGATTGTGTTCTGCGACATAGCCCGCGACGAGTTGCGGCATGACTTCCGTAAGCTGCGAGTGGACCACGCTCTTGACGATGCCGCCGAAGACCTTGCGAACTTCGTCATCCATGACCATCGGCGCGGCCACGACAGGCTTGCCCTCCATGCGCTCCCGCACCACCTGATTGCACCACATGTGGAAGTCGTGGTTCAGGTACTTGGCATAGGCCAAACCAACCTGCCAGTGAGCAAAAGTTCCAGGCGACCTACCACCATTGGCAACGCGGAAAAGTTCACTGTCGGATTTTCCGATAGTGAGTTCGACGTGCTCAACGAAGGACTTTGTGCTTGGGAGCGCACGCCATTTTGCTGGCGCCTGCTGCGAGTCGCTGCCCGAGGCCTTCCACATGTCAGTGAGGGAAAGCATGTCGCCCTTGTCGCGGATAATCTCGCCCTTGTACACAAGCGGGGTAGTCGTGATAGAATTGTTCATCCGATGGCTCCCTATAAGCCGTTGGTGGAATTGGAGCCCTGCAAGGCCCTGGTTCTGGTGACAGCGACGGGGGCTGTGTCGGCAAAACCTTCCCCCGTCGCTGCCTGCATCCGCACACGTATGAGGCGGATTATCTCGTCATTTTGAGACGTGAAATTCTTCTTAGCCTGCTCAACCACCCAAGCGTGCAGCTCTTGCGGCAACCTCAGTGTGAGACTCGACCTACGCTCGTGTTTCATGTACCTCTCGCTTTGACGTCTGATTGACGCCACGAGATTAACAGACGTCATTATGACGTCAAGCACCAAAATGACGTCAAATGAACAAAGATGCAGAAGTCGTTCGTACCAGCCTTCGTTTGCACAAGCCGCTCTATGACCGGCTGTCCGCATCCGCTGAGGAGCATGGCATGACAATGCATGCCGAAATTTTGGCGAGGCTTGAGGACTCGTTCGCGGCAAATCGAGGAGCGGCGGAGGCTCTGGATCTGGCGCTGAAAACCCTTGAGCAGCAGAACGCCGAAAGTCGCAGAGTACTTTTGGAAGAGCGCGCAATGCTCTCCCAGGTGAAACTGATGCGTCACCTCCTAGATCAAGTTGCCCTTTCGCGTGGCGTTCTCGACAAAGATCTCTGGATCACAATCGCAATGCTAAGCGGTCGAGACATAGAAGGCGCCGAGCCTGAAGGCGATCTGGCAACCCTGTTACAAGCGACAGTTGATGCGATCGACGCAGCCGAAGAGGCAAAAGACGACGCCGCCCCTCCAAAGGGCGACTGACTCGACTCCCTCAGCCCATTTTGCTTTGATCCCCTGGCGAGTTGGGGGGCTCAATTGGGATTTCGTTTCAGAAAGTCATTCAAGATCGCGCCGGGCATTCGGCTAAACTTGAACTCCAAGAGCACCAGCGTTCGGATTGGACCTAAAGGCCTTGGTTACACAATCAGCTCTACCGGCAAGAAGAGGGTAACAGCCTCGCTACCAGGTACAGGGCTTTCGTATTCTGAGGTTATTTCGCCAGCCAGCAGAACGCTGATTGCCTCGCCCCCTTCCGAGCAAGTGGCCAAACCTCGCAAGAAGATCAACTTCTGGCCTGCCCTGCTGGTGTTCTTTGGGCTGATTTTCATCATCAACTTGTTCGGGAACAACGGATCATCGGCCAGCAGAAACGCTGCTGCAGCACAGCGGCCGCCTCCGGCCATAACTACCTCAACACCTGCTGTCGCCCCAGCAGCCGTTACGGTGAAACCAGCCACACAAACCGCAATCGAAATGCGGTACGTGACTGCATCCTCTCTCAACGTCCGATCTTCTCCAGGCACTGCTGGCGCCATTCTTGAGAAAGTCACCATCGGCCAGAGGGTGACCATATTCGAGAGAGGCTCAGGCTGGCTCTTAGTTCAGACGCCCTCCGGCGCAAGGGGCTGGGTCAGCGAACAGTATACTGCGACCTCCCGCCCTGCCCCGGCCATTTCCACCCCGGCACCACTGATGCAGACCAACACGGCTCAGGCGTCGGGGCTTTCCTGTTCTCCACGCCGCACATGTTCGCAGATCGCGAGTTGTTCAGCGGCTCGCTGGTATCTTGCAAACTGCTCGTGGGGCGGACGACTGGATCGTGACAACGATGGACGCCCTTGCGAGGCCATGTGTTAGGCAGACTGCGCGACAATGGCACAGTAGAGAAGCCCGGGTAGAAAAGGCGTTCCGGAGGCCGCCTCTGGAATGGAAGCCGGCCTAACAGGGACTTCTTATTCCCTCCGCTGGTCAGGCTCCACGACGCTACCATCTTTGTCGAGCAGCACAGGCGCCACCGCGTAAAGCCGATCGATCAGATAGTACAGGCCGTGACACGTAGTGGCGACCATGTGTGCAAGCACAATGTTGATCAAGAAAAGGACCGCGAAACCTGTGTACCGTGCTGCTTCCAGACCCATCCAGCTGATCGCCATAGGCTTGGCAGTGTCAACTACCACTACGAGCACAATGGCACCTAACGATAAGCAGAGCGCGACAAATGCCAGGTAACCGAACATCGCGCAGACGTATTGGCGCCTCGTTAGATCACTGGGTTCTTCCTCTCCACGCTTATGTTCTCGGATAGGGCCTACAGCGATTGGATCGTCTAGCGTTGACCCAGCATGAACAAAGCTAGCCACTCCGACTAACGCCGCCACATAAAAGCCGGTCAGGACGCCAGTGAACGCGCTAAACCTGTCGAGAAAACCCGAGTCGCCAAAGTAGTTCCCGCCACCTAGCCAAAACGGAACACTTAGAATGATGGCTAGAGCCAGCACCCCGAGCCAGTCGCGGAGGAAAAGAGGAACCCCGCTCTCGTCCTTCAGAAGCAGATATCGCAAGGGAAACAGGAATACATTCACCACATCACCCCTTCTTAAATGACGCCTCGACGGCCCCCTTTAACTTCTGAACAACCTCTGGCGACGGCGCCAAAGAGCAGGTGGCCAGAGGTTTAGCTAAAGAAATCAGCTCGGACTTCACGAAGAGGACCTCCTTCGCCTCATCTTCTCGGTCCAACTGCACAGTCCTCTGCCGATCGTTCTCTAAGCCAATGTCGACGCTAAAATCTTCCCAACCGGCGAGCTTCGCCGCGCGCAAAAGCTTCCCAACCTGCGTCTTCCACCCCCCACTCGTGACCTCGCCCACGACTTGGAGCTTCATAGTTTCACGAACTGGCTTAAACAGACCGTCCGAATCCACAAACGGCGCTTTGGCGGGCCTGCTAAGTGTAACAAAACCCAGCCTTCCCTTCTTGAGGGCATTCGTCAACGTCTCCGACTTCAAGCCTTCGGGCCGGAACACGCTGTAAGTATCAACCTTCTGTTTCCCGCGCAGAAAATCGTAGGAATAATCCTTCAGCGCCGCACCTATTATGTGTCGAACGCTGCCCATTGCTATGCCCGGAATTTCCTCCAGGGCAGACCGATAAATGCCGGGCCCGTGCGCCGCATGACGTACCACTAACAACGCCGAGACAGATTGCTCCTCATCCGGCGCCTTAGTCGACTGACGAAGCGTCACTTTCTTGCCAGCCGCTGCACGCGCCTTTTTTCTATAACTAGGGTCCGCCGCGTTCGGGCTCGCCCGATGAAATAGCAACACAAGGCATTGGTTCATCTCTTGGACACTCATCAATTCGATGACATCGCCGTTTTGCTGAACGACCAACGCCTTCTCAGAATCAATGTGTTTTTGCAGTGCGTCGAGTACCGAGAAATTCTTCGACCCTCCCGTCAACGGAAGAAACGCCGCCCCCTTGTGGCGCGGTGAGAACCTCAGGTCATACAGGCGCAAGAAGCGCGAATGCTTTTCAAGAAACAAACCATCCCCCCAAGTACTGAGGGAAAAAGCAATCCGAATCTCTTGAGAGTCAATACTTAAGGCGAAAGAGCGCACTTTTGGCGCACCCACTGTCTCGACTCCTATTTCCGAATCTTATCCTCTCGATGGGCAAAGAAATCGGAGGGGATTGTGAAGTTCAAAGGTCAGCTTACAGGCGGGTATTCGCCCGAAACCAAAACACTTCGGATAGAAGGCAAGACGACGGCGGGGGTCAATTCTAAGGTTGAAATCCCAATGGAAAGCCCTGCCAGCTTCTTCGTGTTTTTGGGCTCGCTTTTCCGTGAAGCGGAGAACCCAGCAGCGCCTATGACGTCGGAGTTAATGCCCATGCGTGGGCTAAGCATGGGAATCGCTCGAAGTATGACTACTCAGAACCCTGTCGCCGTAATCTTCGACGTTTCGGTAGCGGGGTTCCATGTAAAGTTTGGGGCAACGGTCGAGCATCTGGAAAAGTCAACGATTGAAACCATTGAACATAAACTCGCTGAGCTATCCCTGCTAATGGCCCAAGTTGAGGGGGCTGCTCGCAACTGAATGTGGGGCGCACCTCAATCTCCATAAAAATGGGCGGCCTCAAGCCGCCCCCACTTCATTGCCGCCCTGAAGGCGTCTCTTGCTGGGTTATCCGAAAACCGCGTCGAAAAGCTCAGGGGTCAGTTCTCGCCCGGCCTGTTCGTTCTGGGCTCTCTTGACCCAGCCGATAGCCTCGAACATGTCGATGCGACCATCTTGAGCGACAAGGATAGCGTTCACATCGGACGCAATCGCCTGCTCTTCGGTCCATCCGAGCCAGCCAAGAGCGATCCTCGCCAGCTCGTCATAGAACTCAGAGATGGTTACGCGTTCTGAGGGTCCGCGTCTTCCTCTCCTCCAGCGCTCTGGTCAGGTCGCCGGCCGCCATTGGCGAGGATACCGATGAACTCGATCACCGGCCCAGCCATCTCGGCTACGCCAGAACGCCACACAGCCTCTGCAATGTCCTGGGACTTGCGATCAAGGCCCATTGCGATCACGGCTGTGACCGCATCGAGATCGAACTTGGCGACCTCATTGACCAGCTCGGAAAACCCGCCAGAGCGGCGGGAGAGCGCTTGCGCAGCCTTCAGTGTTGGACGAAGGGTTTCGGTCTTGCCGTCGAGTGTGATGTCCACATTGCCAGCGCCGAGTTTTGCTTTCGATGCCATGGGTTACGCGCCTCCCACCGGGCCGCCGGTGGCCGCAGCCGCCACGCGCACCGTGTTCTTGAACTTGACCAGATCGACGGTCATCATGCCCATGGTGTTGGCTTCGCCACCCTGCTCGTTCGGCTCCTTCACATAGGCTGCGAACAGACGAAGCGAGCCATGCGCAGCGGCACCAACAGGAGCATCGGGGAATTCGATCAGGAAGGCGCGCAGGCGCTTGTCGCCGGCAGCGGCGTAGAGGGCAATCTGGCCAGGGTCGGCCGGGAGCACCCCGAAGGTATTCGACATAACGCCGGGATTTTTTGTTCCCATTTGGACGTCATCATAGTCTTCGTTGATGAATGCCTGAGTGATGGTTGCCTGATCGCCGCCAAGAGCGCCCGCAGTGCTCCACTTGCCGATCTGCCCCCAATCCTCGTCCGTGATATCGGGAAAGTCGGCAGCAGTGAGCAGCCCCGTTGCGGGCGGCACGAGCACGTCTGCGTGCATGTAGATTTTCCGGCCAGCGACCGGGAACGACTGGGACATGATGGTCTCCATGAAAAAGCCCGCCGTGTTAGGGCGGGCGGGTCAACCGGGAAGTCCGGAAAGGCTAGGCGTAGGCTTCCAGTTCAATGACGACTGGCACCTGATGATGGGTTTCGGTGAAAACGGCCAAGACGGACGGCGCCTTGATCACGCGAACATTGGCGTCTTGAAAGGAAAAACGTAGATCGGCGGGAAAATGCCGCGCCACCTGCCCCGCCACTTCGACGGCATCGATGCTGCGCTGAGTTTTTGGCTCGAAGACGTCGATCTGGAGCACGCCGGGGCGACGATGAGGGTCGTTGCTACCGATGAAAACGCGCTGTGTCTGGTTTGGCGTCCATGTCGCCCGCAAGTACCGGTCTGAAACCTGTGGCTTGAACTCTGGGCCGTCCGTCCATTTTACTGGATAGCGCGTAGCCATCGGCAGCGATGCGACACGCGCCTTGATGGCTTCGAATATGCGGGTTTCGATTGAAGGGACCATGCTCACAATCCAAACGCTGCTTTAACCTTGGCGGCTTCCTCGCGGACGATCTCAGGCCAGCGCTGCGCGGCCAGTGTCACCCAAGGTTTCGGTACGCCGCCATTCCCGCCCATATGAACGATAGCCCCATACTTCGCCGTGTAGCCCAGGTAGAGCGTTCCGCCCCCGTCCCAGCCGTTTATGACCAGCACTATGGGGCCCATGGCGTCGGCATTGACGACAGCACCGGGGTTATCCCGAATGAGTTGCGGCATTGTCGCGGTCGAGGCCACGAAGGACGCCCGAAGAAAGCCGGTGCGCTGATATCCGGAGGGCGAGAGCGGAGCCTGATAGACCAACCGGTCGAGTTCGGCGTCGATCTCCTTGGCGAGACGTTGCGCGCTGTTCTTGAGCACCGCATCGATGGCCTCGGGCACTTTCTCTGCCCAAGCTCCGATGGTCGCTGCGAAGTTACCCACCAGTGCGCTCCCGATACCGGCGAAGCGCCTGCGAAGTGAAGTCGATCGAAACATCGGCGGCGGGGCATTTGCAGCCCACGAGATGCCGCGCTGGCAGGCTCGGATCATGCGGCCCGCTACATTGCGTTCCGTCCGGAAGCACAAACGGCCGATCGAAAGGAACCGTCACACCCACCATGGCGAGATGGTCTTGGCGCTTCTCTCGAGAGATCGATCGGCCCCAGGTTTTGGTGATGTCGCCGGCTTCGAGCTTTCCGGCATCGATCTGCTGCTGAAAGGCGTCGGTCTTTGCCTTGGCTAGGGCGATGTTGGTTTCGGTCGCTGCCAGAGCTTTGGCACGCTCCAATAGCGCTCTGTTCGAGTATGCCTTGACGATCCGGTCAACGGCGTCAGCCGGGACGCTGCCGCCTTCGGCAAGGGCGCGCTTTACGTGCCCATCAAACTGCTTGTTGCCCCACTTGTACGCGAGATAGGCCCTCATGACTTCTGGGTCACCAGAGCGAAGGCCGAGATAGAGGCGGTTCAGCCGCTCGACCACGGAAGGCGTGTTACCCAAAACGCCGCCCTCTCTCAGGCGCGTTCTCGTGTTCACTTGGCCAACCAGCCTCCGGGCTGTCTGATGCGGGTTCTGGCCTCGTGCAAGGCCGTCCGCGAGCGTCTGGCGGGTTGTGTCCAGAAACTCACCGACAAGCCCATCCACAAGGCCCGCCGCATGCTGGCGCAGATTGTTCTCGCCGGGCGTGTTTCGCACTCCCCAGCCGAAAGATACCTTGTTGCCCGATGGATTGCGCAGCGCAGGCATGGAGCCAACCACGGCTTGGCCGCCTTGGTTGTAAGCCTGGACAATCGCGCTCTCGAACCGTGCGAACCTGTCAGCGTCAATATCGAGCAGCCGCATTGCCGCTTCGAGATTGCCGCGCTCCAGTTCTGCGACCAAATCCTTCAGCACGACGGCCGAGGTGATGGATCTGATGGCGTCCAACCATTCGCGGGCAAGAGTGGCTTCCCACTCGATTGCGAGGTTGGCCAGAACTTCGCGGCTGGAAAGGCGCTTGAGCATCTATGCCTTGCTCCAGAGCTTCCATGCGGAGGTAACGCCCGCGCCGGGTATGGGCGTGATATTGTCGATTGCTCGATCTGCCCCGTCGATCACGATCAGATCGCCGTTCATGGGCTCAAATGCTTGCTCAACGGGAGGGACGGCCACGCCATCCACCATCGTCAGCGTTGCCATGGTCCCGGCCACGATGTGGTCGCCGGTCTCGATGATCAGGATGCCGCCCTCATAACGCTGATGCAGGCGGCGAACAGCGGCCCGGATGGTCCAGACCTTCTCGTGTTCGTGCCTTCCGCCCCATTGGTTGTTCGGGTCGATAAGGCCGCCAAGCTCTATGCGCTTGATTTGGACCGTGCCCTGACCAAAACCGCCCTGCGTATCTGGCAAGAGCAGTTCATTGGCCATGTCGGCCATCTCGTCATAAACGCCCACCAGCCCCTCCGTATATGGAATAAACCAGCCCGAAAGGACCAGCCCATGCACAACTTCCGCATCATCGAGATTACCGGCGACGAGGTTCGCGTCTCGTATGACAAGCAAACCGGCGTGAACCCGGTATCAAACATCAACCTAAACAATCGGGATGAGACAATTGAGCGGTGCACTCAGGCGATCAGCGCGCAAATGCCTCTGTCCTCTGAGCTGATAAGACGGGCGCTTGAGGCTCACCTACCTGAGACTGAATAGGCGGCAGCATCACACCACCAGGATCGCCGGGCCGCCGAATGCTGCGCAAAGCAGTGGCGCGACCATGCCGTCGATTTCCGTGTCGATAACAGCCCCTGCCCCACCAGCCTCAACGGCGCCGCCGTCGTGGAACTCGCGCTCGATCACGTCAACCTTCTGCCGCTTGATCCGCTGGTTTGGATTGACCGCGAGCGAAAGTGAGCCGTGCGAGGAGGCTTCTAGCCAAGCCTCACGATTTGAGGCGCGGCATCCATACAGCCGGAATAGAGTCGTCAGCGATTGTGCTGCCGTTGATGCTGTGGCCGGTACGCGGCCATGCCAATTCTTGCGCAATACCCCATGTCGGCGCCGAGCAAGTCAAGCAAGGGCCATAGACAGCATCAACACAGCTTGATCCACGGACACGCAGAACGACCAACGCAGTCGATCCGCTCGACAGCGCGCTACCGTTCGCGTCCAGCCACCCCTGAAAACCGGCGGCGTCGCCATAGCCAACCATTGAACCCCTACACTTTCAGGACGAAACAACACCATTGAATTTCTTAAATCCACATGAGCAAATAGCGGACTTGCAATGCAATGAAAGGCGCTAACCATGAATAAAACGGTCGCCGTATTAGTAGCGATATGCTCGTTAATTGCGAATTCTGCCAACGCTGTGGAATGCAGCATGAGGCCACGTTGGGAACACCAGGCAACACGGACACCAATCTACTATCAGGGGCAGGAGTTGGAGCCCTCCGTATTCTACGTGGCCAAGGCAGCGGTAAACACCGATGGATCTCCCAAATCCTATCACCCCATGGATCCCCGGGGGAAGTCGATGGCGCTCAACAACATCGTAAATGCGTCAAGAACGCCCTACAACAGAACGACTGGGAAGTACCTCGCATGCGGCGTAAATGAGTGCTTTTCGAAATGGATCGCCGCCTTTGAAGCCGCTCGTGATGCACAATACAAACCCACGGCCCCTTGGATTTATCGAACCGGATCTATGATTCCATGGGCAGACAACAAAGCGCTTGGCTATGCTCAGCCCTGCCTGCAAACCGGCAATTACGAGGGATATTTTGTAACGCAGACCGCCTACAGTTGGTATCGAGGGGCCGCTTGCGATCAGGCACGATACATTGACGGGCTGGTATATAACGGTAACGTACTGCCACTTGAGACGGCCTGGGGCCCCCCAAAGCTGGCCACCGACGGGTTCGACCTTGTTGTGATGGTTCCTCCAAACGGCGAGCCGGTGTTTGGCTTCAACTACGATCGCGGTCCCGCGAGCAAAATCGGCGAAATCTCGGTGGCAGCGGCGGCGGAGCTTGTTGGAAACCCCAACAGGTCGTTCACGACCTACGACGAGGTCAAAACTCTCGCGCTGCCTGAGATTAGCTATCTCATTTTCCCCTTGGTCGACATGAAGCGGCGTCTCGGTCCGAACTTCACGCAGCAGCAGGTAAATGCCGAAGGGCAGACGGTGTTTGCTCAGTGGGGCGGATTGGAACGCCTTCGCGCATGCCTTGATCAGGAGAGAAAGGCGGCAATGGCCAGGTAGTAGTAGACGGGCGCTCGGGTGTTCGAACGCCCGAGCGGCCCGACTTTCCGGCAACCAGCTACTTGGGGGCCTTTATCGTTACCGTCACGCCATCGCGGGCGAAGGCATTGATCTGGGCCTCGGTCATCTCGGCAGCATTGAGAGCATCGTATTCTTTGCCAGCTGCCACAATGTGGTGGCCGCCATAGACCTTGAACGCCTTGTCTAGCGGCGGCGTGTTCTTCACGTGACACCGGGCCATGACTAGTACCTCAGGGCACAGACGGAGCCGCCACCTCGGGCCTTGACCAAAATGCAACGTAAAGTGTCTTCGACGGCTGCGAACTGCGGCCGCATATCAGCAAGGCTAAAGCTCACGCCATCATTCGGACCGAAGCGTTCGCGCTCCATCACGTCCATCTTCTCCCGCTTCATGACATTGCCGGGGGTGAATGATGGAGAGGTCGCGCCCGGTGTCACCAGCTCAACCAGAGCAAGGGCGTAGGCGGCGTTTTCGACTTCGACGGGCACAATATCGGCAGGGATGGTTTCGCCGGTGCATAGGTCCTCAGCGCTTGTCCTTGGCCACTCGCGTTCCTGAGCCCTGCCCCCGGCTTTCGTACCGGGAAAATTGGCACCGTGAATGCCATCCAGGGAGCGAGAGGCGCGGATCAGCGCATTGGTGCGATCGCCTTCGTTGGCGGCGCCCCACTTCGCCCCGTTCGCCAACGTGGCGATATAGACGTCAGCAGCGGCCAATGTGCCGTAGTGCTCAGGCATGATCAGGCCTTGCTAGCCCGGTCATCGACCGCGGCCTGGATAATGGACTTCGCGCGCTGGGCCGGCGTTTCACCGTTCAGTTCGGTGATGGGCTCGCCCGAGAGTTCGCCGGCCAGCTTGACCAGCTCATCATCGGTCATTGCCTCCCATGCTTCGGGGATCGGCACCGGAGCGCCGTCAGGCGTAACCATTGCGGCTTCTGCCTCTGCCTCAGTGGCAAACGGCCCCTTGAGGTTCACCTTGCCCTGCTTGACGTAGAACTTGCCGCCGGGCCCTTTCCCGACTTTGAGGCCATCTGCGTCTAGGGGTGTAGCCGCAGCAGGCACAATCCCCTCGCCTTTCAAGGCCCAACCGAGGCCCTTCCAGTCTTCAACCCATTCTGGACGGACAAGCGCGACCTCACTTTCGCCGCGGATCATTTCAACAATATCGGACATTGCGGGTTCCTTTCACTGAGCTTTGTGAGAGGGGCAGTCACCCGCCCCTCCTGCAAAGGTCAGCCGAGAAGCAGACCGATGTGTTCCGGCTTGATGGCGCGCGTGCCCCAGGCAAGACGGACGTGGTAGACGGTCTGCAAGAACTGGCGGTACACGGCGACCTCGAAAGCGAGGCCGGTGCGTTCATCAACGATCGTGATGGCATCGTCTGCCGAGTCACCGCCCTTCGGCAGCGCGGGAGCGCGAGTGGCCAGGACAACGGCGGAGCGAGCAAATGCGACGTTACCGGCGTAGCTGCCGCCAACTGTGATGGCATTGTTGTCGGCGATCGATGTCAACAGACCCGGCTTATTCAACGCCAGGCTGGCATCGGTCAGTCCAGCAGAGACATATTTGTTGGCGGCATCAGCGGCAAAGCTCACCACGTCACCAGCCAGTACCGTTCCGGTACCCGTATCGACAGGAACTGCCACACCGCCGACCACACCGGCGCCGTCGACAAGATAGCCGGCCCCAGAGCCTTTCACATGCAACCGCACAGCATGAGAGTGGCGAATAGCCATGTTCATGACGCGATCGGTCATGCCGTTTCGCAGCATGTCCGCGGAGCCGGCTTCATTCACCTTGAAGAGGCCCGACTGCTTACCACGCATGTTGCCGATCGCTGCATGGCCCAGCACCAGCTGGATATCGTTAGTCGGTGCGCCGTTCTCTTCGAGAATACGCAACACGCCAGCGAAGTCCGAGAGATCATTGGCCGTGGCAAATGGCGTCGTGCCGGCCGTTCCGAAGGCGCGGGAAGCGCGACGGTAGGTTTCGAACCAGATGTCAGACTCGATCTCGTTCACCAGCGTCCGCATTGCCTGGTAGAAGCGATCGGCCTGAATGGACGAGAAGGTGCCAGCGTTTTCGAGGCCCTTGGTTTCCTCACCGTTCCAGCGCACAGGAACGTGCTTGGACTTGGTGATTGCAACCTTCACATTGTCGACGGTGGTGTCGCCGGTGTCGGGAGCGTTGACGCCGGGGGTGTTGTCAGCGGACGAAGCGGCGGTCGTGACAGGAACGATCACGTCCTCGTTCAGCGCTGCACGTTCGATGCTCGATGAGCGCGAAACGGCAGGAATGAAGCCGGTCAGTTCCCGGCTCACAACGTCCAGAGCTTCGTAAAGGTCCGGAATCAGGTCAGTCAAAGTGTTGGCCACGATTGGCCTCCTTTCAGATTATCGATGTGTTGAAAGAGGCCGTTGGCCTGAGTGGCGAATGCTCTTTGAGCGTCAGCCTGAACCGGGTCGATCAGTCGACCACGGTAACCTTGTCGGTCACGACAGCTTTACGCTGCGCGGCCGGATCGAGCTTGTTGAATTCTGTGCGCGAAATGGTCTTGGCGCCGACACGCCCGCCCAGGTTGCCCTTGGCGTCCATTGGCGGGGCTTTGCCAAGAAATTTCTGCCCCTTCGATGCACTCCAGTCTTTCACAAAGGACGAGACATCGACTTCGCCAAGGTCGGTTTCCACGAATGCCTTGCGGTTGCCGTCGTCGGCGCGGGTGACCTTGATCGAAGGCGACAGGTGATCGACCACAACGTCCTCAAAGTCAGGATCAACACCGACATCACGAAGAGATTTGCGCAGCACGTCGAGCTTGGTGGTCTTGTCGATATAGCCGTCACGCTCGGATAGCTGATCGTTGAGCGTGGCGAGGTCGGTTTCGTGCTTCTTAGTCAGGTTGGCGATGCGTTGCTCGTAGAGCTGGCGCTGCGACTGGAGGTGTTCGTCATCGGCCTTCTTCTTGGCCGGATCGTCAGGATCGCCGGCCCTGGCCTTGAGGCTGATGTATTCCTCTGCGTCGAAACCATCGGGGATTTCTGCCAGACGAGTTTCTGCATCGGTGAGCTTGGTTGAAAGCTCCTTCCGACGCGTCTGCTCCTGTTTATAGGCATTGGACAGTGCGGCGATGCGAGGATGGTTCTTCACATCCTCTTCCAGGTCGAGGACGTACTTGCCGTCACTCTCACCATAAAAGGCGTGCAGTTCGGCCGGGACATTATCCAGGCTTTCGAGGATAGCTTTGAGGCCCATTGGGCGACTCCTTAGGATTGCCGGGCACTGCCGGACATGAAAAAGCCGCCCACAACGCGACTGAGGAGCGGCCAGAACCACTAATTTACGGATTGGCTGGATGATCGCCCCCAATCTTGGGGGATCGAAGTTGAGACTAGCGACCGTTCTTACCGCCGCCTTTGCGTGCCTGGCATGGCCAGCTCTGGCGCAGCAGTTCACGTATGAGAAATGGCCAATCCAGCAATCGGAATGGCTCTACTTCGATCCGCCAGTCTCAGTAGACGGGATCTGGCGGGACGAATTCGATGAAGGCGACATGACCTTTGCGAGCGGCGTCAAAATTACCGATGCGCAGGACACCTACACCTTCGTGTGCAGAGAATGGGACGAAGCCGGAAATCGCTTAAAAGGCATCATGCGACGTTGGAGCGATGATTTCTCGCAAGAGGCCGACTATGCGGCAGCGTGGTACCTGCTAAATGAGCGGGGCTCACCCTACACCTTGTTGCAATGGGCCGAGGCGTGCGGTCGCCACGACATGACAGACTGACACCATAAAGGCGCTGCTGCCGGTTCACTGTTCTCTCTATGAGAAAGCCCGCATCGAAATACCGGGCGGGCATGGATTTAGGTCAGGGTTTGTGATTGCTTCCACTGATTGAGTTGGGGGGCAATGTGAAGCACGTTTATGCTGGATTGGCGGGACTAGCCGTCGGACTTGTGGTTGGCTTGGTACTGTTGCGCTGGGGATGGGAAATCTCAGATATGGCAGCGTCCCCCAGCTTTGCTACTCTGTTGGCGGGCTTGGGAGGCGCCACATTAGGCGGCGTCATCTCGTATTTTATTGCGCGGCAGACCGCCAAAGAGACAGCTGAGCGCGATGAAGACGCGAGAATGTCCATTGAAAAGGCCCAGGCACTGAGCGGGCTTGTGAACACCATGCAACTGTCCAACCGCCTTTTCACGCTAAACCACAGGCTCAAGGAAGCCGCAAATCCACCAGATGGCGCCCAGCCATGGCAAATACTTCAAGCATCAGCGGGTCAAAGCAACAAAGCACCGGATTATGTTGCTGCCGAGTTTATTCCGTTTATCAACGCCGGCCATGCGGACTTCGTCCATCGAGCGCTTTTGCTGGCAGATCGGGTAGACGCCATCGAGGCGGCATATCAAACCTACAGCGAGCACAGGCTGCGGCACGAGCAGTTCATGTTACCCTTCAGCCACTTCCAGAACGGCGCGATGGTCACCGCCATTCCTCCTCAGAATCGGAGCGAATTCGACTATCGGGCAAATCTGCTGAACAAGCTCATTGCTGAGATGGCCGATTATTGTGAACGCGACTTCGCGGACGCAACCGGTCTCATTCGCGAGATGAACAAAGCCTTCCTTGATTATTTCAAGGAGCGAGCAAACTTTCGGCTTGATATGCAAGATGCACAAGACACTACCCAAGTAGCCGCGTGACCTTCCCCCCGCCAAGCCGTGGGCACACACCCACTGTTTGGTTCCGACCCTATGCCGCCTTCTGTCCCACCTTTGGCAGAATGTCTGGCGGGGCGTCCTCTCCGAACTGATCCTTATCCATTAGCGCCAGCTCGTCCTCAGCTGTGCGATCCAGTGGCACCACGCCACCTGCCTTAAGCCGGTCGAATGCAGATCGCCACGAGATGGCCGTCGACTGCCAGGCCGCGACGATCGCAGTGATCTCCTGCCCCGAGAGCGAATGGTCGAAGAAGTCCAAGTTCGGCGTGACCTTCACTTCGTCAGGGTTAGCACCCATCCAAACAGCGACGTTCTTAAGTGCCCTTTCAAGCCCCGAGGCCGAAGTCATAGCAATGCCCTTGAGCGTTGAGTGCTGGCTATCGAGGCGAACGCGCTTGGCCTCGCCGCTTTCGTTTGCGCCACCCTTCTCGGCAAGCATCTGCGCGCCGAACATCACTGCCCGGTCGTAGGCCTTCTGGATCTCATTGTGCTGGGCCTCGGCGCCGGCACCCGTGAACTCAAGGAACTTGCCGTCACCGTCCTTGGGTAGAACCCATATGTTTGCACCACCAATGCCCTGGGGAACGTGGCCTTTCTCGATCGCGTCTTGCGGGTTCTCATAGCCGGAGACAACAGGGGTCGGCTCGGCGGTGTAATGCAGCGTCTGACGCAGATCAGCGTCAAGCTGGTAGATGCGGACAGAGAGTTTGGCGAGGCCGTACAGCGGCACATCGTCGGGGTCAGGGCGAAGGTCATTGGTGTTAATGAAAACGAACGGCAGGAAGCCTAAGGGCTGGCGTTTGCGGTCCTGCGCGGCGACCTCCTCACCGGGTTCAAATTTTCCATCCGCACCGGACCAGACACGAGCCATGTAGCGCCCGGTGTCCAGGTAGCATTCGCGATATTGTTCTTTTTGCTCCCACTCGTTGGTTGCCCGATCACGGACCATGCCGCTTTCATCGAGCACCACGAAATCTGCGGCCTGGTTGTCGTCTACGTCCCAGTTGATGATGGACTCTGACACGTACCCTGCAAGGTATGGATTGCCCGCCGCGTCGATCCCCGGAAGGATGCCGTAGCGGCCTGTAGTCATAAGCTCTGTGGCGATGCGCCGATGCAGCGCTTCCAGAGTTAGGCCGTCGCGAGTTGCCTTTTCCATCAGCGGTTGGAGGGCGCTAGGCAGTTCGATTTCTGCTGCCTGATCGAGAATGGTCCCGACGGCCCCGCGCACAGTGAGCGCCACGAGGTCAGGAAACTCAGCGCGCGCCTTGTATGCGTCGTATGCGGCCATGGCTAAGGCCCGATGCGAAGTGCTCTCCATGAGCTTCGCAAGGCCGGTCTTTATCGGCAGGTACTTGGCGCCCGCCTTCTTGATGTCGTCTTCACCGGAGAACGCGGCGCGCATCAGCTCCCATGAGGGCGCGAACTGATCATAGGCGGGGTGTCTGACTTTAATGTCGAAGGTCATCAGAGGAACCCCGTGAATACAGCTGACGAAGCCGGGCCAGTCTTGTTTTCGATAAGCGCGTTGAAAGCGCGGCTGGTGCTGTCCGCGTCATCGTCATGTGTCGCCTCTGGGAAGCCCTCAAGCGCCGTAAACCAGTCCTCGTTCCAAGCCCCTCGAAGGATCAAAACGTTGCCCGCCTCGGCTTGAGCTGAGAACGGGCTGAACCGTGTAACCTTGTCGCCGCTTTCGGGCGTGGCCCGTGCCGTGAAGCCGGACAGCAGCTTGATCAGGTTCGCGACCTGCGACTTACCCGCCTGCCCCGGATCCTGCGGCAACGAAATTTCCGTCTCACGCCCATCCTGGTCGGCAGTGTTCTTGATCAGCGTCTCGACGCCGTTGGGCGACAGATACGCCTTGGTGTGATGGCCAACGACATACCGGCCGTCCGGTAGCTTGCCGATCTTTGTACCGGCAGTGCCGTCTGGATCGTTGCCTTCAACCTTCGGCGTTGCTGCCAAGTCCCAGCCACGCATCCATCGGACGCCAGGGGGTACCGCATCTATGACCTGGCACCAGCCACGCTGAAACAGCATGCCAGCAGCGGGCCGGATTTTCCAGTTGCCACCGAGAAGGCGCTCACGCTCAACAGTAGGCAACGCCATAAGGTTGGCGAGATAACCGGGATCGGCCGCCATAAGCGCGCGATTATCGCTCAACTTCGCCGGGATGAACGTCACCGACTTCGGCGGGATCGGCGTTTCGATGCCGTCCTCGTTTGGCGCCGTGTACTGGGAAAGCTCCTCAGGCTTGTCCGCCCAGATGAGCTTGTCGCCTATGCGAACGAACCAGCGCAGCACGCCGGCCCGCTCGGGGATTGGCAGGCCCGTTGCCTGATTGATCCACCACGAAATGAACTCGGCAACCCAGCTGTCAGCGTCGGGATTGCACGTCGCCCTTACATAAGGACGAACGCCGGACATCGATCGGTTGCGGCTGAGTAGGTACCAGAACTGCTTGGCCGTGAAGTGCGTCAGCTCATCGAAGCAGATGAGCGGGATTTGCGAGCCCTGCCAGTTCTGGGCCGACTTCTCGTGTTCCAGATGCGCAAACGCTACCGATGCGCCGGACGGGAAGGTCCATGACAGATCGGGAGCACTGCGCGCCTTGGCCGACAGGTTCGGGTAGAGCTTTTCGCTCTCGTCCCACAACCCGCCTTCGTTTCGGACTTGGACCAGCGTGCGCCGGAAGAACACGGCGCCGAACTGCGGGTTTGCCACATGGCGCAGCGGCTCCATCAGGAGCGCCCAAGTCTTGCCGCCGCCGGCCGAGCCTCCGTAGATCGCGATATCCGCCGGTGAGGCAAGGAACGTTGTCTGTGGCCCAGGCTGGGGGCGAATGATTGTTTGGGCGCCCTGCCCTGCCTCAACCCCTGCCATTGTCGGGCAACTGGAAGATCGTCACCGGCGACACTGGCACCGGCAAATCCTTTCCATCCTTCCCGGTGAGCTCGCGCCGGTTCGTGTAACTGTCACCGACCTCTTTGGCAGCCTGCTCCATAAGTGAAGCTGCCAAAACCATATTGCCCTGGGCCTCTGCCTTCTCCGCCATGCGCTGCAAGGCACGGAGACGAACGGCACGATGGCTGATGGCGATCTGTGAAGTGTCTTCGAGGAAAGCCTTGCGGGTCTCTTCGAAGAGCAACTTCCATTTCTCGGCCAAGTTCGCGCCGGCCTTCTTGTTGGGGTCGTAACCTTCAACGGCCTGGCGGGTAATCTCCTCGCCGTATTCCTTCTTGACCGCTGCGACGACCGTTGACGGACTATCGAAGCAGGCGAGACTTTGAACGACGAACGTCTGAACCTCTACCGAGAGCTTGCCTTTTGCCATTGGTGTGTCAGGCTCCGGTCAGGAGGAATACAAATGCTCAGCGTGATGTATCCGGCGGGAATGGACCCAATTGCAGGTCTCGCTAAGGTTAGAGAAATTTTCGCGAGACAGAACATCGGCGAACTTACGCTTCACCGTCGTAGCCAAGGCGCAATTGTCAGCGGCAACCTGAATCAACTGCTGGCATTTCGCGTAAGTCTTGACGGCTTCGAGACAAGTCTTCTAGACGGCCCGTAACCGACACGTTCCGCATGCCTCGGCAATCTTCACGTCTGCAATCTGTGGCCGCGCATTAGCTGCATCGACCATCTCTTGAACGCCAGCGGCACCAGCGCCATACCGACGAACGACGCCGACAAACTCTTCCACGTCATGGCCGCGAATGGCGAATGCCGGCGCGCCGTTCTTGCGGAACTTCGGGGCGCCGAATGGATCACGCTCTTGCCCTGCGTGGTAAAGCTCGTGCTCAACCAGGGCCATGAACTCCGCATCGCCGCAATCACGGGCGTATTCAGCGTCGAAGGTCAGCAGAAAGATCGGAAGCTCACCGAACCAGTCGAGCAGCTGGCGCTCTACCCTTGCCCTGCCCCACTTGTTCATGGTTGGGAGTCCCATTTCGCACTGACCGATGACCCGACGGCCGGCGCGGCCGTTTGGAACGTTGGTCCACAGCGCGCCAAGTGATGCCCAAGCCAGGTGCTTATGGTCCTCGTTCTGAAGCGGCGCGCCATCAGCGATGAACGTCTGTTGCAGCCACTCGATCAGATCGGGCGCAGGCATGAACACCGGCTCGGCGGGGCTCTCGAAGATCTCCGCTGGCGGCATAGGCCTGTTCATGCCACGCTCTCATGTCTTGGGTTGGGGAGGACGAGCATGGCTGAAGACCAAAGTGCGCTGAAGCCACACACGCTCGAAGAAGTTGACGAGTGGGAACTCAGGTCCGATGAGCTGGAGGAACACCTACGTTGGGTTGAGCTGCACGGCGCCGAAATGGAGTGGAACGGCGAGGATCCAGTTGTTGCGAGCCAGAGGTACGTTCAAAACGGACGAACCGCAATTGCTGCGACTAGGGCTCGCATCGCGGAGTTGAGGCGAACTAAACGTCAATGACTTGATCATGTTGGCCGGCGAGGACGCCCCAGTGCCGCGCAAGCCGTTCGTTACCTATCAATCGTACACACAAGGGGCCACATGTCTGGTCGCGCTATTGTTCACGTTATCTGCCACAAAGAGCCTGGTACCAAGTACAGAGGGCTGGACGACATCAACCCTACATCGTTCATTTTCGAATCCCGGGCATGGCGCATTAACCGAGAAGATGCGCCAAAGTTGATCGGCGGTTTGTTTTGCCTGCACAGCACGAAGAAACAACCGTCAGACTATGGCGGCGAAATTCTATCCATCGACTACCGCCCCCAAGCCGACAACAACGGCGAGGAGATGGCGGTCGTGAAGTTTCAAGCGACAAAAGAGGCTCGCGGCAGAGAGTGGCCTGAGACTAACAATCCGATGGAGTTTCTGAAGGTAGTCATCCCTCATGAATGACCAGATCCGATCTATTGGGACGAAACTCTCCGCAAGGCCACGTAGTCTTGGTGCCGTAGCCGGTGCGTTGATTGGCCTGCTGATCGGCCTATGGCTAGTGCCGAATTTCGGAGTCGCAAGCCGAGGTGGGGGCTTCGGGGTTTGGGGCTGGCTATTTGGCACCGTTATCGGAGCGTACGTAGGTTTTCGGATCGGTGAGTGGTGCAAGCGCCGCATCGATAGAGCGGACCGCATCGCTTAGACTTTGCTCGCAGCAGGCACAACGCCAGCAAATTTCCGAGGTATTGTTATCTGCGGGCGTCCGTGCATTACTCCCAACGTAAAATATTGGGGGTACAATGAAAAAGATCATCTGCGCGGTAGTCGCAATCACTCTTTCCATGAGCACTGTCGCCTATGCACATGGTGGCGGATGCCGTAAGAGTTCGCCGCCGGGAAAGTGTTGCCATATGGACAATAGTGTTGGCCGCGTGCACTGCCATTAAGAACAAGACCCGTCGGCGAGCCCCGGCGGGTCAAACACAATTGGCATCGCCTGACATGCGCCAGGTCGACGGCACGGCCAGTCTTACCCCTCCGCTGTGGCTGCCTAAAAGTGATTGCCCATTGGGCGATGCTGGTTGCGGGAGCAGGAATTGAACCTGCGACCTTCGGCTTATGAGACCGGCGAGCTACCGCTGCTCCACCAACGCATGAACCCTGCTCATCGAACCTTTGCCTAGCACAAGTTGGGTGAACAGGCCGAGCGCTTAGTCCATCAGGGAGAAAAGTGCAGAGGATGATCGAGGTCTTTGTATTCCGCGCACACTACAAGAACGCCAATGCGGCGGCCGCTGCCACGACCGCAGTACTCCAAGCTTTTGGCACTATCGCGCAGTTTGAGCAGATGTTCGGCGGCTCAATGACATTCGGCAGGCCTCCCTCGCGACCTGACTATCTGGGCGTCTGGGGGAGCCGCAATGTATCGCGTTTTCGTCGCCTTCTCAGAGAACGCGTGGGCGATTTGGTGATCATCCATGCCGCGCCGCCGGCCGATCACAGTGTTTCAACGGTCACGGGCGAGCGCCCCACTCAATCCGAACGCACATCTTTTGAGAAGAAGTTGCCAACCGCGCCTGACGGTCACAAAGCCGCTCATTAGCTACGCTGACCAAAAGCTACACATATTGACCTGCTTGTCGAGAAGGCCGAAGCCGCCTTGAGAAGCAGGCCGAGCGCCTTAGCGCCCGACCGGAGAATGGCTAGACCGAGCAGCGGCCAGGGTCGACGTGCAGGCGGTAGCCGGCAAAGTCGAGCGCGTTCTGCTGGACCGTTGCACACAGGGCCGGAGCGGCTTCGCCCTGGTCGCCGCCGAGACTGGTCGGATCGACATGGACATCGGCAACGATGGAGGGGCAGTCTTCGCCATCGGGAATGCCGAGGGCATAGTCGACGGTGGCAGGCTGGGAAAGATCGAGGACACAGACGTCATCAAACGGCGCCGCAGTGGCGGGAACCATGGAAGCCATGGAGCCGACCAGACAGAGCGCCGCGATCGCAATGAACTTGCGGATCATGGGCAGGCCTTTCGATGGAGGGTTATCTGCGAGCAATAAAAAAGCCGCCTCGTTTCCGGGGCGGCTATCGCTTGATACGATACTATCAACGTCGCATTACGTGCATTTAGGGTGATTTGCCCTACCCTGTCAACGTCAGCGGCCCAACGAGGAGCGGGAATATTAGTTAACAAAACCCTAGTGAGCAATAGTACTACTATTGCCCATCGGTTAAAAGCGATCAAGTCGGCCGTTCTCTGTCATGGTAGTGTCAAACTGTACATTGCTGAAGGAGGACGACGATGGCCCGACGACCAATTAGCCGCCCTGCTCTGGGGCTTTTTACGACTTCTGGAGTTTGCCTCGGTACCGCCGGGGGCATCTCCCACTTCACTGTAGCCGGCGGACATCCCCTCGTTCTGGGAATAGCAGCTGTAGGCTTAGCTTGCGTCCCTTTGGGGCTCGCGTTGCGCTACGGCTCCACGCTTCACGAACGGTTCAAACGGCACCGCGACCGCCACATTGAAATCTCGACCTGCCGACATGAAGACGTTCAAGCCGTTTATGAACTGGCGGTCGGTCATTTTGGCGAGGGCGTCACGCCTCCCGACCAGATCCATAGAATACTGGCAAGGCACCGTACCGGCCTTAAGACTGCGCATTGGGTGGGTGGAGGACAGCCCCGCGAGTTGTGCGGGTACTTCTTCGTGATACCGATCAATCGCAGTCTTGCCACCAAAATTCATATGGATCGCTTCAAGGTCGTCGACATTGATGTAGACGACATTCCGCGGCAGCCTCGCTACGCATATGCCACTTACATCGGGGGCATCGTGGGTATCGGAAAACCAGCCCGGCATGAAATCCTGGGGGCCCTCAAGGCCGCGTTGGATAACTCGCCAAGGACGAAAAGCGGCCTCGTTTACGCAAAGGCTGCTACGGAAGCTGGCCTTCGTGCGCTGGACGGTTACAAGTTCCGCCCAGTCCACACCAAGGCAACTGGCATCGACTGCTACTATTACCGCGACATCCACCCGGCCAACGGCGCTCCGAAGCAATCTGAGAGCTTGGGCTTGGCGCCAGCGTTCGCGTGATACTCAGTGGGCGACATGATGTCGCCCACTATTCACGCCGCTGAAGCGGTTATCGCTCTCTCCCGCGAGATCATTCCCAAATGGTGCCCGACCGCATTAAGCGCCAGTCGAAGGTCGCCGATCATATGCGGCATCTGCTCGTCCCGCTCGAGTAGGTAGTTAACCGCGGCGTACATGTTGGCGCCGCGGTTCTCATGGAAGCCCTGCTCGGTCTGAATTGCCGTTTGAATAGCCTCCCATTTACGAACCGCGCGCTGGCACCATTCGTCATAGCCTGGGCCTTCAACGCCGCTGGCGCCGCCATTTCCGGTCGCGAGTGCATCCGGTGACTTCACAGCACGTTTGAAGTTCTGCCGAGCCTCCAGATAGGCAACGGCCGCATCATACTGGGCAGGCGAAATACCATCAGTATTGTTCCGCAGGCCGGCGAGGCAGAGGCGGCCAACATAGGTTGCGGCCTTTTGGTCCCGAGCCTCCTTCTCGGTGAGGCCGAACACCCGCATGCGCAGGGCGATAGCATCGGCATTTTCCTGGTACGCGCTATTTGCACGGCTGATCGCTCCGGACTTGGTGCGGCGGACATTCGATTTACGGGGGCGGCCCTTAGCCATTCTGCTGCCTCTTGTTGGATGGGTGGTTCAGGAGATCAAGGCGGCAACAACGCCACCCAGGAAGTCGAAGGCGGGGCGGGCCACAATGCCAGCGATGCCCCACCAGAAGATCACGACGGGAATGCGCATCATCGCCCTGCTCTCGCCTGCTCGATTTCTTCGACGCGAAAGCCGCGCTTGCCGCTGGCACTGACGATGGGAAGCTTCTTGCCCAGCATCTGCTCGACGGCTTGGAAGTCAGGATGATTGGCCGACAGGTAGACCCAGCCCCTGACAGCATCGGCTGGCACGGGATCGTTGATGAGCGGAATGGTCAGAGCCTCGATCCACGCCGATGAGCGCAGCCACTTGGCCAAGCCGATTCGGAACTCCAGCGCCTTTTCGGCGGTCTCGCTCCGAGTGGCAGCGTCCTCGATGTGCCACTGGTGAAACCGCTTGGCTGCCGTGAGGCAACGACGGGTCTCATCATCGGCAAGCTTGGCAAATTCTGCCTCGGCTTCAGTGCGGTTCGTCATCCGGCGGCGAGGGAATGCCCTCCAGATTTCCTCAAACGAAATGCGCGCGTCCGCCTGTTCCCGTTCCTTCTTCCGGTTTTCTTCCGGTTTCTTTAGAGGGGTGTCAGCAGTGGCACCCCCGAGGGTGTCAACTGTGTCACCCTCCCCCGTGTCACCAGTGACACCCCTAGATTTAGTGGGGGGTGTCAATTTGGCACCCCTGTAGAAGCCATTGATGCGATACTCGTTCGCCTGCTGGCGGCCGTTGTCGCTGCGCTCTACGACCTCAACATAGCCCTCATCTGCCAGCCATTTGAGCCAACGCTGAACGCTACGGCGGGACATGCTGCTTTCGTCAGCAAGGCGGCTCACAGACGGACAGCAAAGTCCGGTTTCTTGGTTGTGCGCGTTCGCCAGACAGACCATGAGCATCTTCGCCGCCACTTCTGGGACGTCGGTGTCGAGGACAAAAGCGACAGCCTGAATACTCATCAGACCTGACCCTTTTGGAAGTCACGGAACGATCGAATGCCAAGAGTGACAGTGTGATGGTCCATGCCAAAGATGCGCGCGATGTTCGCGACTGGATGGCCGCCATCGAGCAGCACCGTCCAAAGCATATGGCGCGCGGCAATGGCGGCGCTGTACTGGCTGTTGAACAATTGGTCCGGCGTGACCTGCTGGTCTTCGCAAACGAGCTGCGCGGCGTATTCGATGTCTACTGCAGCCCTATTGGTCTTGCGAAAGGGCGCAAGGGCCGTGCGCGGCATGTTGGCACCAGGGCGTGCGCCGGGGCGCCCCCAGAGGCGCGCATGAGCCTCTGCGCTGGCTTCGTGCTGCCGCCGAAGCTCTGGCCCGATGAACTGATGAGCGAAGGTCATGGTTCACCTGCCGCGAGAGGTACATCACTGCGCACAAAACGGTTCGGATAGTACGTCTCATATCCGGCATATGGCGCCTTGGGCGCGGCTTGCTTCGGCGCGCGCGGTCGGGAACTGGTGATGAGGTATACGGTCGCTTCACTGGCTCCGAGGATCTCGGCAATGTGGGCGGTATCGTATTGTCCCATTTCCCAGAGGCGCATGACCTCGGACTGAAGGCTCATTTCCCCCTCCCCTTTGCCTTGGCAATCGAACGGAGGATGGATTTGGAGCGAGGCTTGGGCTTCCTGCCCTGCCAGACCTTCTTGCTCTTTTGATCGTGCTGGGATTGGAGGACGGAGGTCATTGCTTGCCTCCCCAGAGCATATGGGCCTGCGCATAGGTGCCGGGCCCCCAGACGTACCAGGCGTGATCTTCAGTGCCTGTCTCGCCGTTCCCTGCCCACGAGATGCGATCCAGCAAGGCGATCTTCGCCATGAACCGGTGATTGTCCTGGAAGAGGTGACGACGGGTTTTGCCGAAATCGAACTTGGCCGTCAGCAGCAGCGCGACCATGCCATCGCAGCGCTCGAGCGCCAGTTCGGCGAAGCGCACAGCGTCACGGTTGCCCTTGCCGTATGGAGGGTTGGTGATGATGGCGTCGACCGATAGCCGCGGCTCGGACGGGTAGTAGGCGAGAAAGTCTCGAACCATGTCATGCTGCCGATCATATGTCGCAATGTCCGAGGTGAAGACTTCTGCACCGTGCTCGCGAAGCACATCGGCCACCATGTGATTGCCTGCCGCTGGCTCCAAAACGCGAAGCCCGGCCACCGGGAAATGCCGCAACAGCACTCCCGTCGCCCATGGCTCGGTCTGGTAAAGGTCATTCGCAGCGCGAGCGAAGTTGGAAGCGGTGACAGTCATGCTGCTGCCTTCCGCTTCTGCTTGATCTGGTGATCGAGCTTGGCAATCGTCAGGAGCGCGGGCTTCAGTTCATCCGGCGCGCTGTCGTAGGCCATCACGCGGGTTGCCTTGCCGCCATTCAAGCGAGGCAGCAAGCCGCGAGAGATCAGCTCCCAGTTCGACGGATCGGTATTGAGCTTGTTGCCGTCGAGGCACTTAAGGCAATGGCCCTTGGGCACTGGACCGTTGAGTTTCTCCCACAGCCAGACATGCTTGTGCACTGGGCGCGTCTTGGCGCCGGTCCATGGGTTTGTTTCCTCGACGATCATGACGACGTAGCCGTCTTTGCTGTCGATGCGCTCGTGACCTGGCCCTTTGTAGGTGTGCGAGACGTTGCCCTTCTTGAACTGAGTTTTCCGGGCATTCGGGTGCCGGCCACCAACACCGTCGGCGCATCGTTTGCCCTTGTTGTGTGAGACGTTGCCCTTGGGGAACTGTCCAGTGCGCCCAGTCTTCCACCCCATACGCTTACGGAGGGCGTGAAGGTTCTGCGGACGGACGTCTTCGCGCGGGAAGGCCGCAACGAACTCCTGATGATACTCCGCGATAGGCAGCAGGTGGTTGGCTTCAAGCCAGGCCATCTCCGCTGCGCCGAATTTCCGGTGCCGACCTTTGTATCGGTCGCCTTCCCTGCCAGTCTTCCAACCCTTGCGCTTGCGCAATCCATGCAAGTTCATCGCCGAGACATCATCACGGCCAAACTCGGCGACGAACGCGGCGTGATAGTCACTGATGACCATCGTGCGGTTGGTTTCCAGCCAGATCATTTCGACGGCGCTGTATTCGATCCGGCTGCGCTTCATTCGTCAGCCTCCACGGTGACCGATTTGCCGATGAGGCCGGAGAGGGCTGGGCGGAACCGGTCGCCGTGTTGAGCGACAAACGTCGACGCCTTGAACGTCAGTTCGGCATTGCGGATGATCTGGTCAGCGACGTTGACCAAGGCCTCGCCGCGTTTCGCCTCGACCTCTATCTGCTCAGGCGTCAGGTCTTCGTCGGACAGCCGCTCGAGCTGGGCGAACAGGTGATCGTTCAGATCGGAAAGCTTGTTCTTCATGCTGCTACTCCGAACAGGTCGAGTTGATTGGGGATGAGGGTGCTGAGCCACTCGATGACCGCCCTGGCGTCTTTGCATTCGACGGCGCGGGGTTCGAGGTTCCGGCGAAGTTCTGCGCAGGCGGCTTCAATGGCGGCCTGACGGGTGGGCGCCCGACAGTTGAGGCGGCTTCCCGGCGGCAAATCCATGAGCGGCGAACCGCTGCCGCTGTGGTCACCGGTGTACATCTGGAAGTCAGTCGCCCAGATCCAGTGAGTGCCGAGATCGACCAGCTTAATGTCAGCCAGGTTGCAGCCTCGCCACCCCTTGACCGTGCGGGCCAGCGACAGCTTTTCTTGGGGCTCGTAGACACCGTGAGCGTTTGGGACGGGCATTACTGCGCACCACCCTGCAGCCGCTCCCCGGCGCCATCTCGGAAGTGCTTCGGCACATAGAGGCCGGCGGCGGTCATGTCCTTGACCAGTCGATCCGTCGCATCAGGCTTTTCCTCGTGAGACGAACAGAACCGGCCGCAGGTGCAACGGGGCTGGGTCTTTATCGTGGGCTTGCTGGAGAGAAGGCGGTTTAGCCATTCCATGGGTCAGTCCTCGTCGCTCGTGAATGCGTCGAGGTCGATGCGCCAGTCGGCAATCTTGCCATCAGCGCCAATGTCCATGATCACATAGTCGCCGTAGCCGTTTTCCTTGGGCGACATGATGCGCGGCACATAGCCGTCGATGGTGATCAGCTCACCCTTGTCCGCGTCGAGCAGTGAATACCGCCCAGCATCGCAAACCTTGTAATGGACCGAAGCGGACGTGCCTTGCGGCCAGTCGACAATACGCCCTTCTTCCAGGTCTATGATAATCGCCCACTCTTCTCGGCTGGGGTTCGAGAAGGGCATCAGCGGCACATCTTCGCCATCAGCGACGCCGTTGATTTCGCCATCATCCCAGTAGCGAACTCCGCATTCGGCCTTGAGGAAAACCGCTTCGACTTCGACAGGGCGTTTGATCGTGATCTTGGGCATGGTCAGTCCTCGATGCGTGGGGTTTCGTCTTCAGGTTCGGCGGTATCGTCACTGGCGATCTGTTGAGCGGCGGCTGAAAGAGCCCTGCCCCGCACCACCAGCCGCTCCACCTTTTCCGCGATCGCTGTTGCGCGCGCCGTCCAGCGCCTGGCCAGCAAGCGCCGCGCGTAGGGCGGCAAGCTCGGCTTCAACAGCAACAAAACGGGCCTCCAAGATGCGATATCCTTCGGCATCCGCCGCCTCCTCTGCTCGACGTTTCCGAGCTTCCTGCGCCGCCTTAAGTTCTTCGATGCGGAGGGTTTCGGCGCCGCGTAGCGAAACCCCTTCTTCCGCGTTGTAAATTGAGCGGGTACGGCGAGCCGACCAGCCCAAGAAATCCTTCAGCCGCTCAATGCGATCCTGATGGTACTGAAGCGTGGGGAAGCGAAACTTCGCCTCCGCGCGCAGAATGTCAGATGCGTCAGCAAGCATTTTCTCTCGCCCGCTTTTGGAAAAAGTTTCCAGCAATTTGGAAATCCTTTCGTGCATGGTGCTTCTCATCGAAGCGAACATTCACGGAAGGTTGACGATGACTATTGAGCCGATCAGCGAGACTTTGAGAGCGTTGCTGGTTCGGCAAGGATTGCGCGGGCGAACGGTTGGCGCCGAATGCCTGCTCGGAAAGAAAAGCCGGGAGAGCGCAATAGAGCGCTCGACCCCGGAGTTTGCCGCCGGGAGCCGTGGAGGAACGGCCAGGGAGGAGATCGGCGGGGTTGCTGAAACGAGTTTGAGCCAGTGGCGTGTCATCAGAGTGCGCCCCTCGCTGAAAATCGCTGATGGCGGCCGGAAATGACGACGATCGAGCGGCGAATGCCGTGGAGCCGCTTGCCGGTTCGGGTCGATTGGTGGAGACAGGTACGCGTTCCATCACGCCGTCTCGCTCGTGGTGAGGCGGTAGCCGACGCCGCGAACGTTCTCGATGCCGAAGCCGAAGGGCCGAAGCTTGTTGCGGCTGACGCAGACATGCCGGCGAATGATGTTGTCGGCACAGTCAGGCCCACCGTTGGGATCAAGACCCCAGATCACGGTCCAGATAGCCTGAATGGTGACGGCTCTGCCTTTGCCCTTGGCAACGGCCAGGAATAGCTGGCGCTCACTCGGGCTGAGCTTTGCGCGATAAGCCGCGTTCTCGATGCCGTCGATGATCGGCTGGCCGCAGCAATCGCAGACCTTCTGGGCGCTCATGGTGCCGCCCCAATCAGGAACAGTACGTGCGCAGCGACAGCCAAGAGGATGAGCCCATAAATCGTGGGCCAGATCACCTTTGACGGTTCAAGGCGAGGGCCGGAGTTGCGTGCCCTGCTCATGCCGACACCAGGCCATCGCCGGCCATTTTCAGGCAGGAATTGCAGTGAGCCTTCCCACCAGACGAACGGCAGGCTTCAGGGCTCTGGCACAAGGGGCGCAGCTTCTTGACGCCCTCGGCTCGCGAAAGAACGTTGGATGCCGGAGCTGGGGTCGAACCAGCGTTGACGGCGTCAAAGGCCGCTGTCCTGCCATTAGACGATCCGGCATTGTCCTGAAGGGGCTCGACATTGTCGACGCCCCTGCCCTCGCTTGCATCTGCCGAGAGAGTTTCGTTCGCCGTTTCCGGCTGAATAGGTTGACGTTCTTCGATGCCCTCCACAACGTCAGGAGAGGGAGTGACGGTCGCTGTAACGACCCGCATCTGCGCAGGCTGAGGGGCAACCTGCGGTTGGGTAATAGGTTCGGAAACAGCCTCGACGCGACCAGCAAAGAGCGGCGCAGAATGGCCGGCGGAGCCGCGGCGCAAAGTGCGATTCATTGCCTCTTCGTGCGAGGTCTGCATATCGAGCGCGGTCATGTAGAGCTCGAGCAGAGCTTCCTGCTCCATGCGCTCGTTGGCGTCCTGCTTGCGGATCGTCACAATCTTCCGCAGGATTTTCGTGTCGAAGCCGTTGCCCTTGGCTTCGGCGTAGATTTCCTTGATGTCAGCCGCGATGGCGGCTTTCTCTTCCTCCATTCTCTCGATGCGTTCGATGAAGGCGCGGAGCTGGTCCTGGGCGACGGAATCTTCAACGGCCATTTAAGCCTCCACCATCTTGCAGCCGGCGGCCGCGTTGAACTTGAGACGACAGGCACGAGCTTGGTCAGGAGTGCCGGACCATGCGTGTTCGGGATTGTCGGTGAGGAAGCCGCCGGACCAATGGAGGTATTGGACCCCTGCCCTAAGCCGGACCTTGGCGGCAGAAGCGCGAAGATCAGACAAGCTGGGTGGATGATGCTTGGGGTGGGCTTCGATGCGCGAGGTCATGCTGCGGCTCCTCCCTGCTGGCGCGGCAGGAAATCCTCTGCACGCACTTTCAGTTTTCGCGCGGCCGCCGCCGCCATCAGCTTGGGAATATGCCAATGAGGAACAGCGCCGCCGGTGCCGCCCTTCTCTTTGACCTGACGCCACCGCCGGACTTGCCCAGGCGAGGCCTCAACGATGGCCGCGACCACTTCGGGGCCGCCGAATTTCTTGATGATGGATGTAGCGGGTTCGCACTTCATGGCCCTAGCTATGCGCTTTTCGCACAGTCAGTCAAGTGCTATGCAAGCGATAATCGCACAGGACGTTTAGAACACTCCTATGCGAAATAATCACATGTCCGAAGATCCGATCCTTCAGTGGGTAATTGAGAACCTTGCGAAGCCCGGCCGTTCCCAGAGCGAGCTGGCGCGGCGCCTCGGCGTGCATCCTTCTGCGATCAACAAGCTGGTGAACGGGAAGCGCGGCCTAAAGTCGAGCGAGATCCCGATCGCCGCAGACTACTTCGGCGAAGAGCCGCCAGCTGGTGACGTCAGAGCAGCGCCTTCCGTCGGGCTGCTGCCGATCAAGGTCAACGGCAAGCTGGCCGCCGGCGTGTTCCGCGAGGTCGATGACTTCGACCAGTCGGACGCAGAGCGCGTGTACGAGCCGCCCGACGAGCGCTTCCCCAACGCACGCCGCATGGCTTTCGACGTCGAGGGCGATTCCATGAACGCGCTCGAGCCTCGTCCCATCATGTCCGGCGACCGCCTCATTTGTGTTTCGTTCGAGGACGTCGCCAGCCAGGTCCGGGTGAAGGACGGGTTGGTCGTCGTGGTCGAGCGCACGAGAGATGGCGGCCACACGCGGGAATGGTCGGTGAAGCAGGTCGAACTCTATGAGGATCGGACTGAGTTTCACCCTCGATCGACCAACCGCACGCACAAGCCGATCGTCATCAAGCGCGATGCCCAGGCCGACGATGGCGTGAGCGTCGAGATCATTGCGTTGGTCCGCTCTGTCAGGAATGACCTGCCGCTCTAACGGTTAAAAATATAATTTACCTAATCCTAACTATGAACTGGGAGTTTGTTAGCTTATATGGCAACACTTGCTGAACTTGTAGGAAGGCAGGAGCTGGTGCGCCTTGGCGGCGGACTACTGCCCAACGAGCAGGTTCAGGGGCGACTGTACGCCTTCCCGCATGTGATTGATTGGTTTGAAAATGTGCTGCCGGTTCTTCAATCCGAGCTGGGTGATGGACGCCAGGATCCTTTGGAACAGGTCGACGACCTCGTGCATGATTTCGTTGCAGGCACAAATCTCGACTATTGGGAACGAAGCCACTCTATGCGACCCGAGGTACCAGGCGTGTGGGAACTAAAAACCCCCGACGTTCGTCTCTTTGGATGGTTTCACTTACGGTTGACCTTCGTCATTGCGGAGGTCAACACGGCGTTCAAATGCAAGAAACACGACCTGTATCCGGGGTACCGCGATAGCGTTATCCGAAGACGTGATGCGCTCGACCTGAACGAGCCGAAGTTTATTACCGGGAGCTACGAAGATGTCTTATGAGCTGAAGATCGATCCCAAACGGCGCGCCGCCGGTCGATTCATCGGCACGGTTAGGAAGGCATTGATCAATGCAGCACTTGAAGAGAAACAGTCTCGCGGCCTGTCTCAACAGAAGGTCGCGGAGTGCCTTGGCGTGAATCGATCGGTAATCAACCGGATGCTCCGAGGCGAGGTAAACTTGACGCTCCGTTCCGTGGCAGAACTTGCCTGGGCCATGGGGTGGCAACCCCACTTCTCCCTTAGGCGAATTGAGCGCGAAGCCCTTTCCAATGAGACACCGGACCCTGCTCCGGCATACGTGGCTGTGACCACTAGCACGTCGCCACGATCCGTCACCCAACCCAAGGTCTACGGCGCCAGCCAAGCTCCGTCCAACCACTACAGGGTAGCGGCAGAATGATCAGGTATACCGTCGTCTTTTGCGACGACATCCGTCAGGAAGCATCTGGCAAAAACATCTTAATAGGCGTCTACAGTGGCGACTTGGTCCCCGCAGCAGTCCCCGGCAGCTTTCCGCTGTCGGTTTACATCAAAGTCCAAGGTCTGACCGGCCATCATAGCTTTCACATGAAGCTAACTTCCCCGAACGGCGCCATCGCCATGGAGATCGAGGACGAAGTTGAGTTCGTGCCAGAGTCCGATAGTCTGCCGATGTCGTTCCAAAATGCCATTATTCAGGTGGAGAGCGCGGGTAGAATAACCGTAGAATTTGCACTCGATGGCGCGCCTTCAGAGGTAATTGGCGAGCTAGCGGTACACATGCCGAATGCAGCGCAGGCCGGTTAACCAACCCAGCGCCGCATATCTTTCCCTGAACGATAGCTATTCTAGTGCCGGCAATTCCCCGTGCCGCGCGAGAACGACTGGATCATCGAAATCGCCTGTATCGGCATCGCCAGTGCGCGAGAATGCGATAACGCCATGGCGACGGCCAGCGGTAGCTTCAGCCAGTCTCAAGCAGTGCTTCTCGTCATTCGCGATCTTCGGCTCGTCGGCGACGATCTTCTTCCCCACCTTCCTATAGGCCTGGACGATGTAGTGGGTCACTCGGCTGTTGTGGTCTATACGGGCGACTTGCATCAGTGGCTCCTGGTCTTGTCTGGATCGAATGAGCGCAGAGCCTGGCGGATCTGCGGAATTGCTTCGGGGTTGAGCTGACATATGTGCAGCTCGTCAGGGTCGCGATCTTCACCAGGCACCGGCGGCCGGTTCATGATCGGCAAAACCGTGAACTCTTCGTCGTCAGCGAAGGGGCCGAACGGCTCGATGCGGAAGCGATAGGCGGGAAACTGGTCGCCGAGATAGGCGAGCAATCGAGTTTCAGCCCACCCCACCGCCTTCCCCAAATTCGCCGGCGCAACGACGATGAACTCGCTGACTTCATGCTGCGACATGATCGTACTCCATTGTCACGCCCACCAGTTCCCCGATCAGGCTTTCGCAATGCCCGCAGGTGAACGGCACCGGGTTGTGTTCTAGCCCATCTATGAATTCGTCCACGGTCGTCGGCGCCCCTTCCATGCGAGGTATCTGGACGCGCCTGATCGTTGGCCGCTGACAGTTGGCGCAGAGGCAATGGAGGACGAAAATGCGAGCCGGGCGCGTTCCTTCAAACATCGCTTAGTTCCTGTTTTGTTCTCGTTCGCATTCAAAGCGCAGAACGCTCGGGGAGTCGAGAGCGATTCGAGAGCAAATTTTAACGACCTTCCGACTGTGCATTTTTCGCATAGTTTTTGCTTGACGCATTCTGTGCGATTATCGCATAGTCACTTCATCAACGACGCACCGCGTCACCGATGGAGAAGCAGATGACCACCAACCAGATTATCCCGATCAGCGGCCACAAGCTCTCCATGGTGCAGGGCGTCTATGTGATCGCTCAGAATGGCAAGACTGCCGCCGTCTGCACTTCGTTGAAGCTGGTCCACGAATGGCTGGACGGCGCTGAATACGACGAAGCCAGCAAGATCAGCATCGCGCTTGCCAGCCTCGACGGCATGGAAGCGGACGACATTACCCACGTCATCGCTGATGATCTGATGGGCGATTACCGGACCTATTCAGACTTCTCGGAAGATCAGGGCTACGCCCTTCCGTGGCTTGAGTTCTGGTTTGATGAAATCAAGGCTGGCGAGTTCGTTCGCGACCTCAAGAGCCGCCGTGATCGTCACCGCGCCATCCACGCTCCGATTGCTCGGGCCGAAAGCCCCCAAGCCTTTGCCGTGGCTGCGGAGTAAGGGGTGATGAAGCATCCGATCTCAGGACCGATCAGCCCCGAAGAACTTCGCGCTATCGCTGATCTTCCATACGGTAAGGCCGGAGCCGAACTGCGAAAGCATGACCCAGCATGGGGTCTTGGGTCGGCGGAAAATCCCAACATCAAGTGGGACGTAGTTCTTGTTGGAAGCGCGCCTGTGACGACGGTTGTCACAGTGGAGGCGCCAGATGAAGCGACTGCCAAAAAGGCGGCGATGTCCATCAGGGTTCATCGCTCCGATTGGGAGATCGATACCTATTCTCGCATCGAAGACATCGACGTTGAGAGCGTGGAGCCGGCATGAACCTCCCTCCCTTGTCCACCCACCCTTCCCTCTATCTCTGGTCCTTATCCCTTTTCATTGGCTGGGCGCTGGTTGTGTTCATGCCGGAAGCTGGAGTTTGAACGATGGCAGAACAGACCGGCATTGAATGGACCGACAGCACGTTCAACCCATGGTGGGGCTGCACGACGATCAGCCCTGCGTGTGATCACTGCTACGCGGCCGATCTCGACAAGCGCACTGGCGGCAACCACTGGGGCAACGTCCCGCGCCGCCGCACGAGCGACAAGAACTGGAACGAGCCTCGCCGCTGGCAGAAAGCCGCGCCTGCTTTCCTTGCCGAGCATGGCCGCAAGCGCCGCGTATTCTGCGCGTCGATGGCCGATGTGTTCGACAATCAGGTTGATGCGGCATGGCGTGATGACCTGTGGACGCTCATTCGCGAGTGCCAAGACCTCGATTGGCTGTTGCTGACCAAGCGTCCACAGAACATTGCCGACATGCTGCCAACGTTCTGGGAAGATGTGAAAGCATCGGTTTGGCTGGGAACGACCGTCGAGGATCAGAAGCGCGCTGACCAGAATATTCCGCATCTGCTCAAGCAAGATTCCGCGGTGCGCTTCCTCTCATGCGAGCCGATGGTCGGTCCAATTGACCTGATGCACTTAAGATACTCGCTGCACGGCTACGGCCCTTTGTGGGCGGAGGCGCTGACCGGCTGGACCCGCGGCGCTGGTCATGGCTACCGCGAGGCAGATCTGCCCAACAAAATCGATTGGGTGATCGCAGGGGGAGAAAGCGGGCCGAGTGCTCGTGTGGCCGATCCTGATTGGTTCCGGCAGCTCCGCAACGACTGCGCAGCTCACGACGTGCCCTTCCTGTTCAAGCAGTGGGGCAATTGGGACGAGAACATGCGCCATGTCCGCGACAAGAAGGTCGCCGGGCGCCTGCTCGATGGGGTGACCCACGATGGCTATCCGGTGCTGCCATGACCGTCACCAACCAAGACATCTACCTACTCGCAGAGCTTCGCCGGAAAGACCCAGCCGAAGCCCTTCGCATCGCCACCCTTTCCGGCACTCAGAACAAGGAACAGACCAATGCAGGCCGTTGAGAAGATCCAGCCGGTTGAGACATTGCCAGTGGCGCCAGCAGCTTCGGAAAGCGCGGCAATCCTTTCCGTGATCGAGCGCATGGCGACCAACCCCGATATCGATCCCGACCGCATCGAACGTTTCATCGCCCTCAAGGAGCGTATGGACAAGGAAGCGGCCCGCAAAGCCTTTGCTGGCGCCCTTGCTGAATGCCAGTCGGAAATCCCGGCGATCGAGGAACGCGGCCAGATCAAATACGGCAAGAAGAACGCCGATGGCGAGGACACTGGCCCGACCTATGCCCTCTGGGAAGACATCAACGAAACCATCCGCCCCATCCTGAAGCGGCACGGCTTTGCCCTGTCCTTCCGAACGGGCCAGACGCCAGAAGGCAAGATCACTGTCACCGGCATTCTCAGCCATCGCGACGGGCATTTCGAGGAAACCACAATGGCCCTCATGCACGACAGCAGCGGAGCGAAGAACTCGGTTCAGGCGATGGGATCGAGCATTAGCTACGGCAAGCGCTACACAGCCGCCGCCCTGCTCAACATCACCAGCCGGGGCGAAGATGATGACGGCGAAGCTGGCGGCCGGCTTCTCGCCAAGGCGGAGGCACGCGGGCCCTACAAGGAAATGCAGGAGGAATTGGACTCCTGCGGCAGCCTTGAGCAGCTTCAGGGCCTTTGGACATCGCCGCAGTTTCGCGCCGCCTTCGAACAGCTTCCCAATGACTGGAAGAAGCTCATCACCGAGCGCAAGGACGCGCTGAAGGCTGATCTTTCAAAGCCCAATCCGAACTACGTGGCGCCGAACTTCGACGGCGACCGTCCCTAATTCCCAACCTCAAGGGACCGGCGGGCCAATGGCTCAGTCCCAGAAACCCGCCGGATGATTCAATGACCGCAATCGACACCCAAGCCGATCTCATCACCCAAGTTCAGACGGTACTGCGTCAAGCTCGTAACGAACGGGATGGGACCAAGCTCCGGGCTGGTAATGAACTGATGCAGTCCGATGAGTATCTGCAGCTTCCGGTCGGCGTGAAAGACGACTGCCGCGCTCTCTATCGCGACGCGTTTGTTGCGGTCAGTGGGGCATTCGCATGAGCCGCTATCCAATTCTCATCAACGGACCTGAGGACAAACGGAAGGCCCACCGGTGGGTGGATGCCGCGCCTGTCGGCATGTCCATCACCTTCAAGGTCAATAAGCGCTCACTGGACCAAAACGCCAAGCTTTGGTGTCTGCTTGGAGAGGTGTCCGCTCAAGTCGAATGGTACGGGCAAAAGCTCTCGCCCGAAGACTGGAAGGACATGTTCACGGCTTCGCTCCGAAAGGCGCGAGTGTCGCCCGGCATTGATCCCGGCAGCTTTGTCGTTCTCGGACTGCACACCAGTGACCTAACCAAAGAGGAGTTCAGCAATCTCATTGAGCTGATCCACGCCTTCGGCGCTGAGCACGGCGTCGAGTTCCAGGACGACAAACCCTCTCCCTCGCCTTCTGCTGGGGCTGATCGGAAGGAAGCAGCGTAATGACGAAGACCATTCCAGTTGATGCTTCATATGTCAGCGTCCAGCTGCCTGAAGATCATGACCCCACCAAGCCGTTCCCGCTGACCATTAAGAGAGATTTCGAGAACCCCAACTGCTGGGCTACCGGCGACGGCAAAAAGGTCTTCCGTGACCGCGAATGGGCCGAAAAGTCCATGGAGATGGATACCGAGGCCTACAAAGAACATGGGCGGCGTCGGATGGAGTTCAGTCGTCTTGCGAAGGCTGAAGTCACGCAAGATCGCGATTGGGTCTATAGCGACGACGTGTCCGGATATCAGGATGGGTATTTCGACAGCGTCGCCGAGCTTCTGGACTATGCCGCCGACGACGAGATCACCCCGCCGACATACTGCTATGGCACGAGGGAAGAGACCTTTGACTTCGACGTCGAGGGATATCTCGAGAGCTACCTGTCTGATCACCATCACGAAGATGCACATGAGCAGATCGTGGGCTGGAAGGAACTCCACGCCTTCATGAAGGAATGGTGCGCCAAGCAGACGGTCAGAACCTATTACGTCGATTATTCCAAGGTCGTGGTCATCAATCAGGCCGGATATGAGCAGGCTTTGGCAGAAGCAAGGGCATGGCTCGCGGAGAACGCATCGTCATGACCCGCCGCCTCTCCGACCAAGAGCGCCAGCTATTGCGCCGGCAGGTTCTCGCCAGCGGGGCGGAAGTCGCTTCGCTATATGGTCTCGAAAGGATTCCTGACCGAGGACACCTTCGACGATGGCCCTCGCTTCACCCTCACGTCTCAAGGACAGGAGGAAGCCAATGGCTGACCTCTTACTGCCGCTGAAGGCTGAGTATTTCAACGCGATCAAGGCTGGCACCAAGCTCTGGGAGTATCGACTACGCACTCCGTTCTGGCGGAAGCGCATTGAGGGCCGTGTCTATGACCGCTTCATTCTCACGCTGGGATATCCCGCGGCTGACGTCCATGCTCGTAGGCTGGTGTTGCCATGGCGTGGCTATCGAGAAGAGCGACTAACGCACCGGCACTTTGGACCGCTGCCGGTCGAGGTGTATGCGATCGACGTCACCGGGGCGCCCCTCTGATGCGCACAGCCAAGCTCAAGGAATGGGTTGGCAAGACGCCTGAGGCAATGCCGGGACAGACCGTCCTTTTGCGCCTCTATGCCAAGCAGAACGGGATTTGCGCCTGCGGCTGTGGACAGTCGATGAACCTGAACCGCGACAAGGTCGATTGCGACCATGTCATTGCCCTGATCGACGGCGGCGAGAACCGGGAGAGCAATCTGCAGCTCCTGCTCAACGCCTGCCACAAGGTCAAGACCGGCAAAGAGGCCACCGCCAGGAGCGAGGAGCGCCGGCATAAGGCGAAGGCCTTCACTGCCCTCCGCGAGCCCTCCATGCGCTCCCAAGGCTTCAGGAAAGCAGAGCCTCAGAGGAGCGCCACCAGGAAGATTGAGAAATGGAGTTTGCTGCGATGAGCACGAAGCTTTTGCCCTGCCCGTTCTGCGGCGTCCAGGCGGCAGTCTTTTGCGAAACATCCGTCTGGTGGGTCCGTTGCGAGAATTGTCAGGCAGAGAGCGGCAGTTCCGACACCGACGATGGCGCGGCCGAAATCTGGAACCTCCGCTCCAAGCCTGCGGCAGGGGGAGTGAAGCCAGCCATCGACAGCCCGACCGTTGTAGTCGGCTACACCAACTGGCGAGGCCAGTACGGCGAGCGCGAGATTGTGCCCATGCGGCCATGGTTCGGCTCGACAGACTGGCATCCTGAGGAGCAATGGCTTCTGAAGGCTTGGGATGTTGAGAGAGACGCTGAACGCGATTTCGCAATCAAAGATGTCGGTTTCAAGTCCCCACAGCCAGAGGCGGGCATAACCGACGAGATGGTGGAGCGGGCTGCTGCCTGTATCAAAGGCGGCTCCACGTTCAGCCAAGAAGACCGGGCCGACATGGCCCGCGCCGCCCTCACCGCAGCTCTATCCACGGAGGGGCAGAGCGATGTGTGAGTTGCAAAGCAAACTCCGCGCAGCTGTAGTCACTGCAATGGATCATGCGGGCACACTACCCGCGAAGGAGGCGGTCAAACTTAGGCCTGCTGATTGGCGCCGTCTGACGGATGTAGCGCAAGAAGCCGCCGCCGCCCTCCAATCCCAAGCCGAGCAGATCGAACAGCTGACGAGGGAAAGGGATGAGGCCGACAATGCACTTGTCGACAAGTACCGCGACCCACAGACTGGCGCATTCAGCTTCCCAGGGGATGTAGCCTCTATCGTTCGACGCCTCGACACCGCCGATGCCAGTCTTGCCGCAGCCCTAGAGGCGCTGAAGCCGTTCGCCAAGTGCAGCGAGGTTTATCCAAATTCGCGCGGCGACGGCAACGTTGGTTTTGCTGGGCTCCATGACCCAAGGTGTCCTTTGACATTCGACGACTACCACCGTGCACGCCAAGCTCTTTCCGAAGGAGAGCAGACATGATGTCAGTTCAGCTTTCCTCGAATGGCGTCAATCATGGCTTTCCACCCTTCGACAAGGCTGGCCAGCTCGCTCGCCCTGCCCGGATGGAGCGCGGCGATTTCCTCAAGCTTTTGAACTTCTTGGACCATCAGCGGCAGATCGCCGAGCGGCCAGAGCCCTGCCCTGGTCATGTCTGCATACCGCAGCAACGTATGGCGGCTGAGATTGATGCGGCTGTCGGCTTCGGCTGGGGTCATGAGGTGGGACAATGACAAAAGCGGCAGTCTTCACGCAAGGTGACATTTCGAAGCTTCTGAAGGGCGCCAAGGCCGCAGGAATGTCGGTGAAACGCGTCGTGATCGATCGATCCGGCAGGATAGTTGCAGACTTCGGCGGCACGGAAGAGGATGCCCAGCCGGCCAATGAATGGGATGTTGTGTTCAATGCCGAAGAAAAGCGGCCTACCAAAGGGCGTCACTGAGTTTCAGGACCGACACGGCGCCTGGCACCTTCGCTATCGCGCCAAGGGGAAGGCCACCCACTATTTCAGGACAAGGCCGGGCCAGCCCGGATGGCTGGAGGAGCTGGCACAAGCCAGGGACGGCGCCGTTGACGCCCCCAAGGTGCGGACGAACCTGCGGACCAAACCTGGCTCGATATCGGCGCTGATCGCGGTCTACTACGGCACCCCAGAATTCACGGGCCTCGCCGCAAGTTCACAGAAGACCTATCGCAATATGCTCGAGCGCTTTCGGGAGGCCCACGGCGACAAACAAGTCGCCACCCTCACCCGCGCTCACATCAAGGCGATTATCGGCGGGATGCACGAGACGCCGGCCGCAGCCAACAATCTGCTCGACCGATTGCGGGTGTTGATGAAGATCGCCATGGATGACGACTGGCGCCCCGATGACCCGACATATCGGGTACGCGGATTCAAGCTCAAGGGCGACGGCTTTCACACATGGTCGGAAGACGACATCGCCACGTTCTGTGAGCACTATCCCATCGGCACAAGCGCACGCCTAGCCATGGGCCTGATGCTCTATACCGGTCAGCGCCGCTCCGACATGGTCAAGATGGGATGGCAGCATTTGGCGGGCAATCGTGTGCGCGTCCATCAGCTCAAGACTGACGAGATGCTGTCGATCCCGGTGCATCCGGAATTGGCGACTATCCTGGCTGCCGCCGAGCGGTCTGATTTTCCGATTCTGCTCACGCAGTTCGGGAAGCCGTTCACGGCCAATGGTTTTGGGAATCGGATGAGAAAGTGGTGCACGGCGGCCAAGTTGCCCGACTGCACGTCTCACGGCCTCCGGAAGGCCGCGGCTCGCCGAATGGCTGAAGCCGGGTGCACCAACAAAGAAATTATGGCCATCACCGGCCATAAGACCGATCGCGAGGTCACTCGGTACACGAAAGCTGCCGATCAGATTCGGCTCGCTGACAGGGCAATGGAAGCCCTTGAGAGATCAGAGGAAGAACGCAAGAGTGGCTAACCTCGAAATGGGTTAGCCAAAAACCACCGAATTCTATTGGAATTTCAAGACCCTCTGGGGCCCGGTGGTGGAGGGGACTGGATTCGAACCAGTGTACGCTAAGCGGTCAGATTTACAGTCTGATGGATTTAACCACTCTCCCACCCCTCCACATTCTCGGGTGAGACAACGAAGCGCTCGGCGTTTCGTCGGGCCGGTTTATGGTTGGCTGTCGCAAAGGTGTCAACACCCTTCCGTCACCCTTGTGCAGAAATCTTGTGATAGATGAAAAAACTTGGCCTATCCCCAAGCCCCACTTGCCTTGTCGTCCGCGTTCGGGATAAGCCAATTTCGGCTTTAGCCTCGTAAGGGCGGGTATAGCTCAATGGTAGAGCAGCAGCCTTCCAAGCTGAATACGCGGGTTCGATTCCCGCTACCCGCTCCATTTCCCCTTCATTCAGTTGCGGAAAGGCGCTTTTCATGAGCCGCAACAAATTTCCGCCCAAGCCCAAGTATGACCCTGATACCGGGCCGGTCTATCTCTATGGCATCCACACCGTTCGTGCCGCGCTGGACAACCCGCTGCGGCTGAAGAAGGAATTGCTGGTCACGCCCAACGCCCTCAACCGGCTGAAGGAAAGTGGCGATATCGGCAAGGTTTCCGTCAAGGAAACGACGCCCAAGGAACTCGACCGGCTGCTCGGCGGCGAAGCCGTGCACCAGGGCGCGGCGCTAGAAGTCGATCCGGTGAGCCGTTTTGGCCTGACTGACATAAAGCAGCTGCGTCTCGTTGTCGTGCTCGATCAACTGACCGATCCGCACAATGTCGGCGCGATCCTGCGCACCGCCTGCGCCTTTGGTGCCGATGCCGTCATCACGACCGCGCGCCACTCGCCGCGCGAAACCGGTGTCATGGCCAAGGCCGCTTCGGGCGCGCTCGACCTCGTGCCGATGATCGAAGTGCGCAATCTGGGCGACGCGATCGAGACGCTCAAGGAGCGCGGCCTGACCGTGCTCGGCTTCGATTCCGAGGCCCCTGCCCCCCTCCGCCCACGCACCGACGACCGGCCGATGGCCGTGGTTCTCGGCGCCGAAGGCAAGGGCCTGCGCCAGCGCACGCGCGAGCTCTGCGACGAAATGGTGCGTCTCGACATGCCGGGACCGATTAAATCCCTCAACGTGTCCAATGCCGCCGCCATCGCCCTCTTCGCAGCGACCGCCGGGAGACAGTCATGA